AATACTGTGGGTCTATCCCACGTTAGTCCAGCAGGTAAATCATCTGGCAACAAGGACACAATCAAATACATACCATTCAGTACGGGAGAACAGGTATCTGGTACAGTTGAGGAAGATTCTGACTCAATATAATAAGTGTCCCCACCTCGTGGTACATAAGACTGCGTAATTGTGTCAAATCTTCCTAACTCTTGTCGGGTATGATGCGTAGGGGAATAACGTGTGATAGCCATTCCTCTATGTCCCAAAGGGCTTTGGGAATTTAGTATGCTATTACCCGCTATCTTATAGGAAATTCTTTGCCCTAATCCGGTTCCACCCTTCTGAGGTCGTCTATGGGTAAAACTGGATAGGAGTGAGAAATGGTTCTTTACAGTGGTTCTGTTGCACCACAGAAGGGTATTAACACCATCACCCATACTAACGTTATTCCTAACGTTAGTATGGGTACACCATTTAGTGGTGTTATGGGTAGTTTTAATTCCAACGTTCGTACGAACGTTGGCATCATAATTAGGCATCGCGTCCTGCCACTACTGCGTAGTAGATGGAAAGTGTGTCATTCTCATTCAATGCAATGGTTGAATCAAAAAGACCCGTAGACCAAAGCACCCCGGTTGTATCACTTGTCTTGGCTGAATTGCTGCTGATGTAAATACCCTTCAGAACGGCTGCACCGCCCATTGTGAAGGTCTTAGCAGTCAAGTTGGTGATGTTGTACTTAACCAAGCCACCCTCAGTAATCTGATAGGACGCTTCAGGTGCCCATTCAGGCTTAGCAGATTCATCCCATGTGCTAAATGCAGTCCAACCAGTATGGCTTGCCAAGGTGTCTGTATTAGCCACACCAGTATAACCAGAGTTGTTAATCAAACCTATGTACCAGTTTGTAATCTGGCGGAATGCTGAATCATCAAAAAACATCAGATTCAACAGATACTCAAGCCCTTCATTGGTGATGTCATTGTGGTTGGAAATAGTTGACAAGAGTGTTCCACTCTTGTCCCTATGCTCAACAATGAATCTACCAGCCAATGAGTTATCAGAGTAGCCCTTTACGTCAATTCCCAAGAGTCTCTGTAAGAGACTCTTGGTATTCCCACTAATAAGATTCCCATCCTTGTCTCTAATTTCCATCATTTTACCTCGCGAATTTTAGTGTGCCGCGTTTAAGTTCTCCGGCGATTGTGTTACCTATATTCAAGGCTTGAGAACGGGAAACCCCATTAGAGCCATTGTTGCTAATGTTTACTGCCACCCCACCCGTGTTGAAATACTGGGTTTTGCTACTGGAGTTGCTACTATTCGTCATGGGGCGTATCCCGAAGTTAATGTGGTCAAGCATTGCCCGATTCTGTGCCGCTGCTCGTGCATTGACTACATACTCACCCGGGGTCAGATAAGCAGGTATTGTGTCTGTACCAGATGGACCACCATTTGCAAAGTATTTAACCATCCCACCGTATTGATACCCACCAGTGATAGATACCTGCCCCTTCTGATAAGCATTGAAACTGTTTGCTGCCTGTTCTTGCTGTTGTGCCGCTTCACCAAGGGCTTGTGCTGCCTGTTGCTGCTGTTGTGCTGCCTGCTGTAACGGTGCCTGTTGTACTTGAGGCTGACCACTCATCTGATTCAGGTAGTTTGCCGTGGTAATTATTGCAGTGTCCAACACACCAAAACTTGCTATTGTGTTTTTGAATGTTTCATCCTGTGGCATATTTTGTGCTGCTGCTTGCCCTGCATATTGGGATTGTTTGTTTCTTTGTTCCTCATTTAAACGGACTTTGTCATTCTGTATATTGGCTGCTTCTTGTTGTTGCTGACGAGCCTGATTGCGTTTTGCCACCTCGGATACCCGTAGTTCCTCTGCCGCCTGTTTACGGGCTAATTCATCTGATGTACCTTGTGAGTCAATTTTATTCTTTAACGCTTCTTCTTGTGCTTTATCAGATTTGTACTGTAGATTCTCAATCTCCTTTGTATTATCAGTCCCATACAATTTAGACTGTAACTGAAGCAGTGCAATCTTATCACTATTTGCAGACTGCTCCTTAGATAACCTGTTCTGTGTCTCCATCAACCGAGTTTGTTCTTTTGTTATACCAAGCAAGGTGCTCTCATGCTTGATGGTCTCTTGTAATGCAGCAGCACGAGCATTTATACTTTGTACTTGGTCTCTGTACTGCAATTGTTCTTGCTGGCGTGCAAAGGCTTGTTTACGTTCTTCTTCGGCCCTGTAAGCGTCTGTAGCAGCCTTTAAAGCATCCTGATTGGTTGTTTTTGTGTCAATAGTTGGGGCAGGTATTTCTTGGAAAGCCTTCTTCGCCTCAACTGCAAACGGTAGTAATACTTTGGGGGCTGCGGCTTCAGCCATACCCTTCCACGGGTCAAATATGTTTCTGATTTTCTCATCAACAATATCTGCTGATACCTTTTTCTTTGCTTCTGCTAAAGTAACCCCCAGAGTTTGAGATTTCTTATTTAACTCCACCAATGATGCTATGGACTTATTTAGGGAATCTGGGCTTGAACTTACTGCCATATTAAACTTAATGGCTTTATCGCCTGTCCCATCAAAAGCATCTCCTACTGCCTTAGCAGCGGGAGCCAACCCGACTAATTTACTCATAAGGTCAGGTGGTAGTTTTTCCGGCATTGCCCCGATATATTTCCCAAGCCCCTGTACTTTATTTGTAAAGTCCTCTACTGCGGTGGTATTTTTATTTGAGAATAGTTCACCTGAGTTGAACCTGTTAATTTCCCCCTCAACATCCTTACCCGCCTTTAACATTGCAACAACAGGATTAAATAAAGCAATACCAGTGGCGGTTTTTGTACCAGAAAATTTTTCAACTGTGTCTGGGAATATTTGAAACTGACTACTCTTAGCAACTTCCGCAGCAGAGTTAGCAGCGTGCATAGCCTTTGATGCTGCCTCTATCTTTAACTTCTCATTCTCTTCATACTCTTGGGCTGCTTTTTTATAAGCATCTCTATTCTCATTTATTGATTTTCGTTCATCTTCATATTGTCTAACCTTTTTTGCTTGAGTTGCTGTAAAACCTATTTCCTCTTTGTAGGAATTTTGCCGTTTCTGCACTGCCCCATTATATTCGTTTAATGCTTGGAGAGTATTTTTAAGTCCCTCTTTATATGCCTTCTGTTGCTCAATGGCTACTTGAAATTGTCCAGAGTCTACTCCCCCCTTACCAGCATTTGCAATTACTTCACTTGTACTGGATAGCCCCGTCTTGTACAGGTTGATTAGTTTATCAAAATTAGACTTGGTTATATCAAACTGTTTGGAAGCAACTTCTTGGCTCGGTTCGTTTAAGCCCCTACCCATCATCCCGTTTAACTGGTTCTGGGTTTCCTTTATCTTAGCCTGATTGATATTGTAGGTGTTGCTTAGGGGTAATGGAACTCCTTGTGGGATATTAACTGATTCAAATATACCCGCCAGAGTTTCCTTTAATGAGGCAAGGTGCCCCTTTGATTTTTCAGCCTCAGTGTTCAGGTGTTCAAACAGGCTTGTAATTTTTGTAAAGTCGGCGGGGGAAACTGTCTTCTGTAAAAGACCACCAGTTAATTCCCCACCTGTAAGACGTTTAATAACATCTTCTTTTTTAGTGAGTTCAGTTACTGCCTCCTCAAGCCCCCTTTGTCCAGCCCCCTTCATCTCCCCATATTTAGCATTTACCTTCTGGTTTTCTTTATCAATTCCATCAATTATCTTACCATACTGTGTCTCTATGTTCTGAGTAAGAAGTCTTGTATCAAATCCCTTTGTGTTAGAAAATGCAACCTGAGCATCAGTAGTTTCTCTAACTGCCTCACTGACTAAGTGCATTCCTTCTTCTATGGCAATCATCCACCCAGCCATTTTTATTGCACTTAATGCCTGTGCTGCTAACTGCGTATTACCTATTGAAGTGGCAAGCGCATTAAACCCAGCAGAAGAAGTCTTTACTGCTCTGCTAAGAGTTGATGTCTGTACTGATACACCAGCCATTTCCCAGTCATATTTGTTGAGGGCTAAATTAGTGGCTGCTATAGCCTCACGCTCAGCAATAAAGGGGGCTGCTAAAGAAGTCTTAATGCCACTTAATCCCCCAAGGGAGCTTATGGTTTTCATGGTTCCATAAGCAATAACTAAGTCCCTGACGGAGTGCGCCATAGAAGTAATTGCATTTGTACCATTACCAAAAACATCAAATGTGCTGGCCTTAACAGCATTAAGGGTGTCACCCATTGCAATAAAGTAGTTCTTAAACTCTGTGTTTAGTTGTGCTACTTTAACTGCTTGACTGCCCATCATGTCAGTAGCAGCCTTACCATACTCGGTTAAGGAGTCATACTTTATTTTCTTAATGTCGTCTGCAAGTTGTGTTGCACCATCTCCAGCAAGACCCATGAACAAACGGAGTCCACGAACATTGGGAAACAGACGAGCCATCTCTTCAGAGGCACCACCCGTAGACTTAGCAAGACGATCTACCACTCCGGGTAAGCCAAACATCTGCACTGCCGCTTGAGCACTATCCGCACCCATCTCGCGCAAAGCAGTTTTCATTGCTTCGGAGGGCTTGATAAGGGCTGTCATAACCCCACGCAACTGTGTGGCTAATTCGTCATACTTAATGCCCTTGCGGGTACCAGACGAAATAACACCCAGCATGTCCTCAAAAGACACACCAAGTTGTTCCGCCTGAATAGCAACTTGCCCAAAACTATTTGCCATGTCCGAGGCACGTACACGCCCCAAGTCAATCGTCTTGAATAACTCTGCACTGATTCTAGTTGTATCAGACGACTTCATTCCATAGGCATTGATTGCTCCCGTAAGAAGGTCAACTGCCTCAGCGTTAGTTGCTACAGTAGTCTTAGCAAATAGTGCCGACTTCCCTACAAAATCAAATGCTTCAGCACCCTTTGCTACTTGGTTAGACAGAGTTTCATATGCTGCCTTAGCAACATCAATTACATCCATACCAAATTGGTTAGATATGTTTGTAAGTCCAGCACCCCATGCGCCCGGAGTAAGTTGGGAACCCTGAGAAATGGTACGAATTTCTGCAATACGCTGGGCAAGTTCTTGTGCGTCGGTAGCACCCTGTTTGATACTGGCAATAAACCCGTACCAAAGTTGATAGGCGTAACCGAAAATAATAACGTGCTTTATGAGTTCAATCGGGGAGTATGCACCCCAAGCAGCCTTACCCATGTCTTGGTAGGCACGAGTCATACTCTGTAGTTTTGCAGATGCCTGAGACTCTAATGTCCCTGCACCATAAGCCTTCTGCTGACCTGCTGCCATATCTGCAAATACTTTATTAAGGGCTGCACCATGCTCTTGGGAAGACTTTGCAAAATTAGCAAGAGTGTTTTTAGCATTTTCAAAAGATGCAATTTGACCCGGCTGTGCATTACTCGGAATAGCACCACCACCGAATTGCTTAGACTGGGTTATTTCACCTACCTTCTTGGTAGCCTCTTCAGCCAATCGAATTTGCTGATTTACCTTGTCAAGCAACCCAGTATCTAACTTGACATTTTTACCAATGTTTTGATATGCGCCATTTACATCCCTAACATACTTCTCTGTAATTTTAAGACCTTCAGCAGCATTCTTGCTCTGAATTGTAAGTATTTCTTTGCCAGATTTATCCCAGTTTCTTGCTACACCTGATATAGATGCTTCCACCATACCGGGGAACATTTTTAGGTATTTTTCTGCATCCTTAATACCCGTAATAATGCCAGTGGCATCTAATTTTACATCAATACTTGTTCCAATACCATCAGCCATTATCGTGTTTCCCTATATGTTACATGGATAGATTCTGACAATAACCGTGAAAGTTTTGTCTCAAGCATCACCATCTCAATCTCATTTTTAAGTGCTGCCGCTGCCTTAACAAAAGTTTGCCAAGGGACAGGTCTTTTAAGATTCATCTGCTTGGCACCATCTCCACTATTTATATTTGTGTGAGGTACACCTACTGTAAAATTAAAGTGATATACCCCATTCCCCGTTTCTATCTTGAATGAGTCTTGGCCTATTGACCTACCCATTGAAGGCCTAACACCTTCTGTATCAAAAACTATTTCAGTTTGGGCGGTAGGAACATCCCCAATGGTTGCTCCTAATGGAATAAATTCTGCCTGTGCCATTCCCGACCATACAGGTATATCCCCCCATACTTCCTTATACCAAGCACGAATTGCTCTCTTCAAAATAGAAGAGAGCAATTCGTGTACCGCTGCCTGAAAGTAAACTGTATCCACCTCAAAAACGGGATACCTGCATTTCAACATCTTCGTACCCTCTTACCTGGTCATAGGCTAAAAGATTGGACTGGCTTACCACATCAAGGTCTTCCCAGTTTTTAACTGTTATACCGGGTGGCTTCAAACCCATTCTTTCACAAGCCCTCCAAACCGAGTATTTAAAAGTACGACCTTGCGGCATTATTATTTTACTGCCGCTTTGGTAACTAAAAAACTCTTACGGGCTGCCTCAACCTTTTCGTTATTAAGGCTATTCACCTCAAACACGGTAGATTGAATTTTACTAATTTCAAAGTCGGTTAAACCTGCTGCCTTAATGTCCTCAATCCACATAGACCACGTAGTAGGGTCGTCCTTATCTACCAATTCCCAACCAAGTTCTTCAGAAACAGTCTGTCCATCTACCAACTTCTCAACACGAGCAAGAGACTTGATAATAAGATAATGAATCTTCTGAAGACCGCGTGCGTCCATCTTCTTCTTGAACTCTTTATCTGTATAATCGGGGGATGCTTCACCACCCGGAACCATTGCCATAGGTGGTTTAGGTTCGGGGCACTTCACATCAAAATCATCCATGTTTGCAACTGATTCACAGATGATATACATTACATCTTCACCCCGGATGATAGGGACTGCATCAAAATGGGGCTTCTCAAAAGTTTGTCCAAAGAGTTTCATAAAATGTTTTACATACTACTGCCCTGTACTTCGGGCAGTAGTATGTAAATATTCCTTTCGGTTAAACTGCGCCGTCGCTAACATCAGCGGCATAGGTTGCAGAAGTACAGTTACACTTACCAGTAACTTTCAGTGTCCCAGCCTTCAGATCAAAGTCTAGTTTCTCATAACGGAAGTCAGTCAGAGTAATCAACTGAGATGCCCCAGACGTAGCACACGGAGGTTGATAATTAACTACCAAATCAACCGCATACGGTTCACAAACATCCGAACTGGACGTAACCCAATCCGCAGCACGGCCAGTATTAGTAAGGGCTTCACGGGGGGTAATAAGTTCCCCACTGGATGAAATCCATTTCTCAAGTTGACAGTCCAACGATACATCCACGGGGGCTTCATCCCCCAAACGAACCTGGTCAAGTTTACCCTTATCTTTCATGTACTCTACAGCGCGTGTTTCAGAGTAGGTAAGATTACCATCTCCAATTTTAAGACTCAGCGTATTAACAGGGGTGTCCCCATCAACAAGCAGAATAGTTGCATATTTTAGTTCTACTATGGCCATTTTATATCTCCAGCCGATACGACGCAGAAATTGTTGATTGCTGTAACTTCAACGCATCTCTGTCATAATTTCTCACTTGAATGTCCCCACGCATGGAGGAGCATCCCAACACTACCGAAGTTCCTTCATCTGCATCAGTTCCCATTTTTCGGATGATTATACTGTCAGTGAAACTTGCCAAGACTTCACCTACCATTGTGCTATGAGTATACATATTGGTGCCCTGTATAGTGCTAAGGACACATGTAATATCGAATGTACAAATGGTGGTTCCAGTATTATGTAACCGTGGGCCATCTATCCTTACCTCACACACTTGTGATGGGGTAGTTGATGTGCCCAAATCATCCTCGTAGCGTAGCGTCCATGTACCTTCCTTCAAGTCATTGAAGTGATAATACACAGATTGTCTGAGCCAACGGGGTAGTCTACTGTCAGTCATTAGCATTTACCCCCTTGGCTATCAACACATAACAATCCAGATATTTATGAACCTTACTCACAATAAGTTCTACTTCACTTATTGTGATAATATCTCTGGTATGGGGCATGTACCCCTTAAAAGACTTCTCTCTCACCAGAAATATTTGGCTGTCAATATCTGTATCGTTTTGCCCCAAGATGGCGACAAGCACATCTTGGGGCAACACTACCGCTTTACGGAACACTATCGAGATACTGGACTCAGTTACTTCCCCCGTGGTCAGGTCGGGGGTAGTCCCTGAGACTTGTTTCCAAGTTATCTCAGTCGGATGGTATTTCTCCAAACTGTAGATTACCCCATCGACCCAACGCATTAGGAGAGGATGACGCAGCCAGCGTCGGTGTTAAGCGCCTTCACACCATACAGCGTGTCAACCTTAACAATCATGCCACCGCCGCTCTTGAGCAAGTCCTGCTGAAAGGACACACGAACGGAGAGACCATTGTAACTGGCAACATAACTGGTAGCACCAGCACCAGCCGGAGACAGGGCAAGCGGACGAGAAACAAGGGCAAGCGCGTCCTTCGTGAAGGCGAACCCATAGTTACCAGCCGGGCCGACACCAACGATTTCACTGTTTGTCAGGGCAACCGCCAAAGGACGGTCAACCTTCAGAGAGGTCGTGGTAGGAGTACCAATCGCACCATACACCGAAGTACCCGTACCGAAGGACACCAGTTGTCCCTTCTGAGGAGCCACCGAGAACGTCCCCGTAACAATCGGGTCAATAAACCCAGCAGCATAACCAGCGGACAGATTGACAGTGCCGGGGGTGTAGAAGGTAACAACCGCATCATTCGCAACTGCATTACGAAGGCCGGGGCTGATAACCAATGCAGTCGTGGTACAAGACGTAATACGCTGCGGGGTCATATCGCCAGCGATAGTACACCAACCACCAGCAGTACCAGCAGTAGACGTGCTATCAATAACAATCGCCGTAGTACCAGCCGCATAGCCACCAACATGATTCACAGCAGCAGTAATAGTGGTATTACCGGAAGCCACCGTTTTGTTGTTCTGTGCCACCAGCCAGTTAGTACCATACAATTCACCCAGAGAACCCGCACGAAGAGCCGAACCGCCATCACCAAGACGATAAGCATCAGTGAATTGGGTTTCACCCAGCAGGTCTGCTTTCTGGGCAGCAGACAACAGCGCATACCGGGAGCCATTAGCGTTTTTGTCAGTGAAGAACTTATCAACCGCGACTGCGGAGTCCTTAGTCAACGCCGTACCAATTTTACCTACGCAGTTGGTAAGGAACTGATACTTTTGGTTGATGAGAGTCTCATCAATCTGGCGGGCAATGGCCTGAACATGCGGCTTCAGATAGGTTGCAAACAGATCGGACATAGACATAGACATGTCTTTATCATTGATAATGAATGCTTTGACACCCAACTGGTCAAGCGGTACTGCCACATTGGTAGAAGTAATATCACTCAGCGAAATATCGCCCGATTGCCAACGGTCAGCCTCGACCTTGGTGATACTACGGGTATTTACAACATCTCCAAAATTAGCAACTCGGTCTTCAAAATCACGGTTGACCAGGTTGGCAGCGACAGTGTTTTCTTCAAGGATTGCAAGAGATTCTTGCGCCCAGACTTCTGGGATAAACGCACTAATATCATTAGCCATTATTTTAATACCTTATACTACTTAGGAAGTTGCCCTTTAGCACGCATTTCGCGATACTTTTCAGGGTTGGAAGCGATTGCTCGCATATCCGTAGGACGCACACTTGAGACGTTATAACCGCCAACGCCACCAGTTGCCTCACTCTTAAACAAATTGAAAAACTCATCCTTCTCAGACATTTTCTTCACTGCTTCCGAAGGAGAGAGTTTATACAGAATAGGCTCCCCTTTGTCCGTTACATCGTTAAAAGCCACCACGGGTTTAAACGACCCAGTAGACTTCCCATTATCATCCAGAATCTCTTCCAACTTAGTCAGAGGCTTTAGAATCGCCTCAATCTGCAAGGTGGAAAATGCATTGTGTTGATTGGCAGCATCTGCAATGGAACGTTCAATAGTTGCTGCGGTATACCGCTCACGCCATGCTTGACTTGCTGACTTCTCACCCTCCAAATCAGTTTGATATTTCTTTTCAAGAGTTGCTTTTTCCTTCTTAGCAAGTTCCTCTTTAGTAAGAAATTCATTCCGAAGAGATTCCATCCGCTCTTCCAAAGATTGCTTCTCTTGCGCCGTCATGTTAGCCGTTTGCTTGATTTGCTCAAGTTCGGCAAGTGCCTTTTTAGCGGTCTCTTCATATTTACGTTTTTCAGCCGCTACAAGAGAATTTACCTTGGTCTGAGGAACGAGTTTTTCCTCGTTCTTAGGGGGTTCCTGCGGGACTACTGGTTCATCTGCTGCCGGGGTTGTTTCATCAGACATAGTGTTACCTTTCTTAGACCCTACACAACGGAATAGTCGTACTGACCTTCAAGTAAGGCAGCAGTAATCTCCATGCGTCGCTACTGGGGATTCCTGCCGCTACGTGAGGGGCAATCGTTTTCCGATTGTAGGTAGATGATATTTGTGAAAATGTGGCACTGGTGAGTTGTAAATTCTCAAACTCTGTCTCAGTGTCAATCCCGTCCAAAAGACGGTCGGCTACTAAAATTACTGCTATCATAATATCATCCGGTACGTCGGTCTCCCCATTTCTGGGAAACTCTTCATCCTGTGTACCAGATGTCTTATAACCTGAATACCTCAATCTGTTAATCAGCCGTGCGGACTTGTTGAGTGCTTTCTGCTGTTGTGATTTAGTTGCGGAGGACCACGCTTCCCCGCCCAATTCCTCTTCAAAGAAATTATCCCCCTCATGCACACTCGCATATATTGTCATTTTCCTTCTCCTCGTACCATTCGTTCTGCCGTTCTTGACATTGCTGCATCCTGAGAGAGTGTTTTCTCCGTTGTGGGTTCACTGGAATCTACTGATACATCCGGTACACCACGAGCCGCTGGATTCTGCATAGAAGCGCTTGTCTGAGCCAACACAATGCGTGCTGCTCTTTCTGCATGGTCTATACGAGCCTTGGCTACTTCACCTTCAGGATAACCACGCAACTTGCTGTAGAGTTCCTCACTTACCACCCCGTTGCTATAGTCCATCGCCAACACGTTCGGGTCAGTAACCACGTTCTCTACCTTATCAATCTCTACGAGAATAGTTCGCATCGTCTCAGGAGATACTTTGTTCTCAAGTAACAAACGAGTGATTGACTTAGTAAGTTCCCGCTTTGCTGTTCGAGAGGGAAGACTGGGTGCAATGGCGGATAACATCTCTGCTTCAACAAAACGCTCACCGTCCGTTCTAAGTGAGTAGTTATTGGGGTACTTGATGACTGCTTGAAGATTGGACTTTTCATACTGTCCCCAAACTGCTGCAATCTCACGCTCCCCACGTTCCAACTCTTGGCCGATGAAGGACAACCCCTCTTCCTTACTTTTGGAATCGCCCATAGAAGAGAGAGACAGATTAAGCAACTGCTTAATCTCATCCTTCATCTCTGCTTGTTTCTTCATGCTCGCGACTAATGGGTCAGTAGGTGGTGAAATAAACCCCGGTCTCTCAAGACCTATACCGTACTTCATCCCCATACTTGGACTGACTTTTGTCTTAACGTCATCCATGTTCTGAATGGTAGTTGAAACAGGAGTTATATTTACCGCCCCATCAGGCCCCTCAGTCAAACCATTCTCATAACTAACAGAAGATACATTAGCCTGACCCATTCCGTAATCTTCAATCGGGTTTGTATTTACCGTCAAGAAAGGGAAGTTGGCAACGAAGCAGTAATTAAGGTCGGAACTTGCCAAGTTCATCAGTGCAATTTGATAGTTCGCAATATCCGTAAGTAGGGATTGCTTAATATCAAAAATTACAAATGGGACTTTATCAATGTCCAACATGTAATCCTGTTCTGCTTCTTTGCCCCCGCTGAAAATACGGACCCTTACACCGTTTTCCGTCTTATTTAAAAGACGTTGAGATGTTTTTTCCCCTACAGGAAGCAACGTGTCCTCATCGTAAATAGGAACAGTGTCTTCCAACATAACACTAACCAATTCATCTTTTTCATACGCCCAGTTTAGAATCTTTTCCACTGGGTAGATGTAGAGATAAGGGGGATTCGCAGCAGCGTCCTTCTTCGTTGCAAAACTCGGTAGGGGTTCCCTATCTACGAAAATCCCTACGCGGCCCATTACCAACAACTCCGGCAAGACGCTATAACCTATGAAGGAGTTCATATCCTGGCCTTTACGAGTCACATTACGACGAACCGCCGTCATGTAAGACTCTGGGCCACCTTCACGGATAATGTCTGCCATGCGCTGGTAAATGGCATTCTTCACATCGTTTAACGCTCCCTTCGCATACGCCGGACAATACGTCATGTCCTTGCGTCGTAGGAAACTCAAAGCCTCTTCTCGTGCAGAGAATTGCTTTAGATAGCGATTTATAAAATCCTGCCCACTCTCAGCAGTGTACCGCCATTTCTCCCACTCAAGGGTTTGATTGTATGCGTCTGGGTGCTTTATAAAATCCATTAAAATACTCCTTCAAGTGGGGCGGATCGCGCGAGACTGATTCCTAAAGAAAGTGCTATCTCTGCGTATGTCTGGCTATGACAAAAATGGTCTTGACCATTATCTGGCTTTTCATAGCGTCCCACCGCATTTCCACTGGAATCCGTTTTATAAACGCGGACAAGCGATGTTAGGTGTTGTCTGTATTCTTGGGATAGGTCTTGTGGAAGAATTATACGGTCAGTCCTAAAACGCCCATACATCATATCTATGAATGAAGTTCTATCCACGTTTACACGCCAAGGGTCTGTCTTACCTACTTTTATTTCCGTACCAGTTGAGCCACTTGCGTATGTACAGGTTTTTACTCTCCCGGGGAAAGATTTAGCAAACTCCGTTGCCTTTCTGACCTCAGGTTGGCTGTCAATTACACAGAAACGAACTTGATAACGGTGCATCAATTCTGAAAGGTCTTCAAAGTTTCTTGTCTTTCCTTCCTTTAGTAATGTGGCGGATGACATCATATTTATATCTTTTGTGGTAACATTCCCATTGAACGCCCATTCCAAAACAACGTAATGTAGGATATTTCCTACATCAACTCCCATCGTTACAAAAGAACCCGGTTTAGAAGCCTGCACCTGTTTGTAATTTCTCACACAAGCATCAATCTGAGCATTAGTTAAGCGAGCACCTTCTACCTCACGCGGAAGCCCTAAATATGAATTGTAGAACTCTTGCTCATCAGATTGTGAATATCTTGCCTTTAACACTTGCTCGGCTATACGGGAAGGGTGTGACCGACAAGAGTAAAGTTGGTTTATCGCGTATCCCGCTGAAAGTCTTCCAGGAACTGTTGGAACCCAAATTGCATCCCGCAGAAAGTTCCTCTTATCAAGGTGCCCTAACTTTTTTTTGCATTCCTTACATATTAGATGGGAGTTCTTAATCAAAGGATCAGTAAAATCTTCCGCAGTTACCACAAGGCATTCTGGGTAAACAAGTTCTGTCATTTTACCACAGTGGGGACACTTAAACATAAAGTGTCGCTGGTCACTTTCTGAAAAATACTTGTTTATACCCTTTCCAGAAATACTGGGTGTTGACAACAGAAAGTTTTGGTATGTTCCTGCTGCCTTTCCCAAGGTGCGAGCGAATGCGAGAGAAATCATATCTGCAGGCATTTCGTCCAACTCATCGAATATAATTAAATCAACCGGATCAGATTTTAGCCCGTCCCTGGTCTGCGTCCCGCGAAAAAAAATTGCAGCATTACCAGCCTGTTTATGCGCTTTATTCTTAACATCCGAAAATAAGTTTTTTAGATGCGGACTCAAAGAAAGACACGGGTCAAAACGAGAGGCAGAAAATTTGTGTGCCGACCCAGATGTGGGGAGCAAATAAAGCACACTCTTTCGGTCAATATCTATTGCTTTAAAAGTTTTGTTTAAAGCTGCTTCCGTCATGCCCATTTGAGCGCACTTTTGCGAGCACATTATCTCTGCTTTACAATCGTGCATCTCCTTTAGCCAAGGAAATAATTCAAAACTCCAATTAGCAATCTGCTTATGTTCTTTAAGTGTCCACGGGAATGCACCCTCTACCCACGGCCCGTTGTCCATAACGCGATAAGCAGTCGCCCATTTTGAGCACGTTTTTACTCCTGCGCGTGTCAAGCCTTCTGAAATTTTTTCTGCAAAAAGGGACTTTAGAGGATGAATAAACTCTGGGTGCATCTTATTGTCTTTCCAATTAACTACAAGGTTTGTTCTACAACGGGTCTATAATATGAGTGTTTTACACAATCTACCAACACCCCGTCTATGAGTTTTTGTATATACTCAGTCCTACGTTTCATACCTTTGTTCTTTGCCGGACGCCCCTGTCTCTTCTGTATAGTTTCTTCACTTTGTTTTCTACCAAGATTTATTATCCTGAGTTTCTGCTTTTGTTCCTCAGACATGGGCACACCCTTGTTATGGGCTGGTATTCCTTTACGAGCAGCCGAAACCTTCCGTTTCTGTTCCTCGGACATGGGAACACCCTTATTGGAGGGTGATATTCCTAACCGGGCAATAGATAGGTTTCTCTTATGTGCTTCTGATTTTGGCTTACCTCGTAGGGCATCCGACATTTTCTTTTTAGTTTCTTCTGACCGCTTTATGCCGCTTGCTCCTTCACCCCCATCAGATAAGTTCCAAAGTTTCAGTCCAATTTGACGGGCTGATTTAATTGTCAATACTTCCCACTTTTTACACTCATCCAAGGATTCACTCTCAAACATTTGTTGAATTTGAAAATTTTCAACCCCATGTTTTTTCATTGACCTATGTAGATAGACACACTTTGGGGTAGCAGATAGTGCGTCAGAACGGTGTTTGCACCATCTATGACTAATAGGTTGGGTTGTGATTCCAAAATATACCGTTGAAATTTCTGGAAGCGTCAAGTACACCATGTAGCCGTAAGCCAAAATTTTTCCCTTCTTTCTATGGATGTTTCCCCAAAAATGGTACGAGTAAGGCTACGGCGTTTGTGATTAGTAACGAAACAATAATTACCCACTCGCCCTTACTATCTTTTTTACGACGGCGGTCTTCCACCAAACTGGTGACGGTTTCAACCAACCCTGGTTTCCCATTACCCCAGACTACGTGTTCCAATTTGGATACGGTCTCTGTCATTTCTGCTAGCATTGTGCGGATGCCGGGGGTTGTAAGGTCTCCTACAATAGCGGTATATATCGCGTCTATTTTTTTTTCTTGTGTGCAGGGGACGGACATTCTTAAATCTCCCCGGTAGCCACGAAAACGTTTACCAAATCCGAAGCAGTTCCCTTCAGCCACAAATCTGAAGTGTTCGACAAAGGTACTTGGGCACTGCTCCCAGCCGCTAACGTCATGGGTTGCTCACTGAGGTCGCCGTAATATGACACGCCAGAATTCCCGGAAGGTGCCTGAAGTATGACGAGAGTGCAATGAATGCTCTCTGCTTGACCCAATAGGGTCGATAAAGATTTTGCTGAAGTGCTGAGAGTAATAGTTTTGCTAATCATTGTTCATGCTCCTTACATATATAGTAATACAAAAAATGCCCTAAAACGAAAGTGCCTGTGGATTTATATTTTTCGTCGAAAAATCCTCAGTCTGGAAACAGGGTCAAAGCCTCAGCCTCATACTGTTTGCGAAGTGCATTAGCAGCATTGCCAGTATCAATCTGTGCTTGCAAAGTCACGGACGTAAGAGTGTTTGTCGTCACTGCCTCAGTATAATCAGCATGAACCTTGAAGCATTGCTGCTCAGTCATTCCCTGATTCTTCTCAAACTGTATAAATACGTATTTTGTGCGCTTCTGTGCCGTGGTAAGCCCGTAATAGCGGCTGGTGGCACGTTCATAAGGGATGTTGTAAGTGTTACACATGGTCTGAACCATATTCTGCATGGTACGACCCTGGGCAAACCCTACCTTAACAGAGTCCCCTACCATAAAATTCCATGACAATGGGGCAGGGCCAACAAGCCCCAAGCACCTAATAGGTCCACCATGTGCAGCCACATCATTCAACGTTGCGGATGTCAAATCTTGGGCAAAACACGTACTACATAGAAACATAAACATGATTAGATACTTCATAGTTCGCTCCTTACCTGCTTAATTATAGCATTTCTATACTGGCTCAGTTGGTTACCTTCTTTAATTCTATCCTGAATAGTTTGGTCTACTATTTCCGGGATAACTAAGGAGGGGTTTGCATCTATAATTATCTTCAACCACTTTAAATTTGCCTCAAGAGAACTTATGGTAGCACCAAGAGTTTCTGGTAAACTAAAGCCCACTCTCTTCATTACCTCGTAAGCAACTATCTGCTCGTTGTCCATATAGGCGTGTGGATTAGTAACTGCTTCAAAATCCAACGTACATTCATTACACAAACGACGCACCATGTTCTCTATTGTTAGTCCGGGTGGATAACCATACTTTTTCCCGTTGTATAATAGAGTGGGGGTAAGTGGCTCAATATTCCCCAACTCCCCGAGGTATCTGACCGTGCCCACTTCGTGGAGATTATCTATAAAGGTCATAGCAAAACCTCCACGTTTACATTTTGGGTTGTCACTAAGTTACTGGTGAAGACAGTGGTCGTATCACTCGCGTAAGATACTGTAATCTGCCCTGACGCTGTTCCTAACTGGATTGGTTGCCAAGAACCCCCGTAGGAATAGGTTTCCGTTGAACTGATTGCCTCTACTGGTAAAGCAACATCGTCAAACAACATGATATTGTCAAACACCCACGCTAATGTGGCTTGGTTTATGCTATATCCAAAAAACAAGTTAGTTCCGGTAGATTGGTTAGAACCCCCCGAAGCATAGGTAGTTGCTATTACTCCACCAAGATAAGTTTTAAGAGTTGCACCATCCCAAGTGACAGTAATGTGTTGCAATGTTGAAGCAACCAACACTGGGCCTGCCACATTCCAGCCCCCACCAAAATACATTTTTGTATTGCCACCCGTTCCGTCAGTGCGCATTGCTACAAATGGGGTTGTTGAAGAGGTAGTTGCTGCTACAGAAAAAATAGGGCGAACATCTGAAAAAGATGCAGGGGATTTTAACCAAAAATCAATGGTAAAGGCTGTCAATGAGGCATATGATTTAACTGCACTTAAGTTAGCACCTGCCCCATTATTGATAGTCATCGCATAACCAAACTGCCCTGTAGACCCCTTGGTCATACTGGCTGGTGCTGCCATATTTAATGCACCTGCCGATGGATATGCTATTGTCCCACTGGCTTCCTCAAGTCTCCACCAGTTAGTAGGAGTAGAAGCAATAGACATCACCATACCCTGTACAACCCTTTTTAATGTGGAATCTGCGGGGTGTGTTACTGTTAAAGTCCCACCAACAGGTAATGCAGCATTTGTTGCTGTATAGGCTGTCCATCCAGATGGCATTGCCCATGAAGGGGAAGACCCATTGGTAGTTAGGAAATTATTCGCCTTACCTGATTGAGATGGTAGTTCAATTGGGAATGTAGTCCAAGAAGCAGCACTCCCATTAGTGGTTAACGCTTTACCACTGTTCCCTGATTGCGCTGGTAGTTCAATTGGTGCTGCACTATTTACCCAAGCACTTCCGTTGTAAGAGAGTATCTGGGTGGAAGCAGGGGTAGTGATAGTAACATCTGATAAACTATCGAGGTTATCAGTAACCCATGAGGGTGTACTTCCATTAGTAGTTAGTTTCTTCCCACTGTTTCCTGATTGGCTTGGTAACTCGGTGGGAAATTGTATCCACGAAGCACTGCTACCATTAGTCGTTAATGTTTTTCCGCTATTACCTGATTGTGCAGGAAGATTACTACCATTCACCCACGCACTCCCATTATAAGTCAAAACTTGTGTGCTACTGGGAGTTGTAATCGTTACATCAGACAAGCTATCAAGATTGTCCGTAGCCCAAGAGGGGCTACTACCATTAGTAGTGAGTTTCTTTCCACTATTACCAGATTGGGCTGGGAGTTCAGTAGGAACTACTTCCCAAGCAGGCGTAGAACCATTAGTTGTAAGAATCTTACCACTGTTCCCGGATTGTGTGGGCAACTCTGTTGGTGCAGCCACCCACGAAGGGGTAGCCCCATTAGTAGAAAGTAACTTCCCGCTGTTTCCAGATTGTGTAGGCAAACTACTTGGTGCTGCTGAATTTACCCACGCACTACCATTATAGGAAAGTATTTGGGTAGAAGCAGGGGTAGTTATATTAACATCTGAGAGACTATCAAGGTTATCAGTAGCCCAAGAAGGGGTGCTACCGTTAGTTGTAAGTTTCTTCCCGCTGTTACCAGACTGTGCAGGTAACTCCGTTGGAATCGCCGCCCATGACGAATTAACCCCGTTTGTGGTAAGGAATTCGCCACTTTTGGCGGATTGTGCGGGTAGTAACGAATCAATGGTTGGTGATGCTATCCAAGAAGGAGTGCTACCATTAGTAGATAGAACCTTACCACTATTCCCGGATTGACTCGGTAAAGTATCTATTGGTGCCCAATAGGGGTCTGCTCCATCCGTGGTCAGATAATAACCATTCTTACCACTCTGCTCAGGAAGTGCATCAATAGGCACCCATGACAATACACCACCAACAGTAATCAATACCTCATTACTGTGTCCACTCTGGTCTGGAAGAAAACTATCTATTCCGCGCCAATCTAAATCAGCCCCGTCATTAGACAAAATCTCATTGCTATGACCACTTGTAGATGGTAAACTGCTACCACCCCCCGTTTGGGCTACCCATGATAAATCTGACCCATCCGTTCCAAGTACCTTACCAGCATTACCAGATTGTTCCGGTAGTCCACTTGGGTCTACCCAAGAAAGGTCTGCACCATCCGTCCCAAGCACCTTACCACTGTTACCAGATTGAGAGGGCAAATCCGTACCAGAACTTCCCAAGGCTACCTGAACAAGTTTAAGGTCTCCAGCGGAGTCACTGTTTACATAAATGGTTGTACCAGGAGTTTCAGTAATATTAAACACTGCGGGTTACTCCCGGACTAATCTTCAATGTCCCATTAAAAACTCGTACTATTTCACCGGATTTGGACATAATAGTGTCCCAAACACCTACCGTATAGGTGTCAAACCGTTTACCAGTTACATATTCTGCATCAAACGGGATAATGACTGACATTACAAGTGTGTTTGAATTTGTCTTTGTATAGTCAAAGTCTACCCATTTCTCATAAGCAGTTGCGGCAGAACGAGCCGAACCAGTAAAATCATAGTCTGATATGTCAAATGGGACTGTATGGGCTTCGTCCTGCCAAAATGTAAGGGTGTCTGTAAAAGTTACCCCCTGCTCTATAACCAATTCCCATGCGGCTGCTGTCATTATTTTATTGACTCCAAAATCTCATTGGATGCAGATTCAATTTCTTCAGGGTCTGTAATGTACTTCCCAATAACCGCAATACAAGCATCAGCCATTCTCATAACTGTGCCACGGTCAAGATGCTCTCCCAAGTCCTTCTGCAATTTACTACAACTCGTTACCAATTTGTCACACTTCACAACCAAATCGCTGATAGAGGCATTGCGAGCAATCAAGTCCGCATTGCTATTGCAATCCCCCATAATCTTCTCAATCAATAGGGTCAATACCCCAATGTTCTGCTTTAAACTGTATACACCATCATTCTCTGATAGCGTTTTTATTTCTTCCGCCCATCTGCCCTTCAGGTATTCCGCCATATCCGACTTCTCCTTGGCAACCGCTGCTCGCCACCCGCCGTGCATCCGACAATACTTGCTACCCTCTACTGCCACATGAGGGCACTGCCCATTCTTGAAAGAGCCTTGACAGCGCCGAGGGTCTTCAGGGTCTGTTACCCGCCTTAGTTCAGTGTCCTGAACCCACTCATATTGGTTTGTCTTGGGGTTGAAAATCCGTTTCATGGGTGTCTTTCATAAAAAGGCACACCCGCCTATTAATAGGCGGGTGTGCCATATGCCATCCGGCGTAGTCCCCCTCTGGGGCAACTCTTCTGGTTGAAGAGTTTCATATATAGTAATACAAAAAACACGCTAAAACGAAAGTAGGCATGAATTTATATTTTTCGACGAAAAAGTAAAAGGTTGTGATAAGACCCTTTTCAGGGTCTTATTGGCTCTGTACGCCCATACACACGCATATTGACTTAAAGTGGCTACAAACGTCTGGAAAGGGCATTGCTGATGGCATAAGGATATAGTCTATCCAACTCGTTGGATAGACTATAAAATTTAAGACGCAATTCACTGATTTTGCCCAAAAATCCCTACTCTACATTTTCATATATATAACACATATTTTTCTAGTGGGCTAGAATGCTAAAAATGATCTTAAATCAGTAATTTGATCAGGAATGGACTTTTTCTTAGCAAAATCACTGATCGTTTTACTGATCGTTTTACTTTTTGGCACTGACTCATCCAAAAAACGATCAGGATTTGGGTTACTTTTCAGGTAAAATCCTGTTACCCAAAATCAGTGAGAAATTAGGGCAAAATTGGACTTGACAAATTAGATTGTAGCGTGCTATAGTCTATCTCGTAGTTTGCGAAAGGACAAGACATGTTTAATAACTTCTATAACGTACACACTGCACCAAATTATCCACAAAAGGTAGACATCCATACCCCTAACACTTCGTCCAGTTTGAATGAGTTAGATTCCCTAAAAGACAAAATAATGCGGAATCTTGTGTTGACTGCTTATACTCCAGACCTGATTTTGGGTAATCTTTATGAATACCATAAAGATTTTTACATGTCTTTGGTGTATAAGTTTACTTTCAATGGGAAAGACCATGTGGTTGAAATCACTGACCATGATTTGGTGGGTCTGCACATGTCAGGTAAAATTATGTCTGATATAATTGAACGGTGCATCACCATTGTAGCAGAGAAAATTGCTATTGAGTTGGTTCTTGGCACTGTGCAGGGGACTAATAAGAAAGAAGCTTTAAATGACCTGTAAACACCGAGACGCGTTCCCGACAGTGTATTATGAAAAAGCCGGGTATATGTGGGGCAATCCGACAGATTGTTGTTACAGAGGGAACAACTTGGACATTTAGTCATAGAAACATGAATCGGTACTAAAACAACTGGATGGAGATTACACCGCTTGATATTTAAGGTTTTTGTTGTTATTAGTTATTTTACATGCATACTTTTTCTATTCTATTTTGGTTGTACACCTTATAAGCATAACGTAACATATTACAAGGCCGTACATGATTGTGATGACCACGTTCTGATTTATGATTATGGTAAGGCTACACCACGTAAAGTTCTGACCCCACTTGGACAGGAATATGAAAGGCTTCGAGATGAACAGAATGCTGTTTTGGGGCAATAGTAATGGTGAATGTACCGTGGTTTGTGTACAAATAAGTGACGTTGACTACCCCGTGCTTCAAAAATCATACATCGGGGAATCTTTTAAGGGTACAATACGGGATGTGAAAGAATGGCTCAGGGTTCGTCGCCCGTGGTTTCTTGAGTGCTCTTGGTTTGATGAAGAACTGGATTGGCAGAACGGGGGGATGAGAGAATGGTGCAAAAATAATAACGTTGACCTGCCTTGGTATAAAACTGAAAACCTGTGTGTTTGTTGGGTTAGTTATTCGAGATGAACACTTGGATTGATGCACAAGAAAAACAACCCGCTATTGGTAAACAGGTTATCATCAGTACTGAATCAGGGGAAGCGTGTTATGGTAAATGGAATGGTGAATACTGGGAAGAAACTGAATATGGTTCAGACGTTGAAGTAGAATACTGGTTTCCCATGCCGAAGGAGCCTAAATGATGATTGAGTTCCAACTATGCTGTATTGTTGTTTCCCTTTGGCTAATAAATAATACACTCTGTGCCATTAACAAGACACTGAAAGAAAAACTATGAACTGGATTAGCGTAAATGATGTTTTACCCTTCATAGGGGATGATGTCCTACTGAAGTGTGGGGCATGGTATTATGTTGGGGCATATTCAGAAGAGGACTATTTTTATTTAATCCACCCCGACTTTGAAGAGTCCTTAGTGATTAAAGGTGTAACACACTGGATGGAGATTCCACGCTAACCATTTAGTTATTGCCATTTAAAAAATTCCGGCTATCCGCAAATAGGGTGTAGGAGCATTTCCCGTGCCAAAACCCAATTGGTAAGCAAAAATAACCCTCCCACCCCCTTGTGAAAACAAAAACAGTAAGTATAATGACAAAAGACGTATTAGTATGCTAACAATGAATGTTTTATTGCGCCAGCGTGCCAGCGTGCCAGCGTGCCAGCGTGCCAGCGTGCCAGCGTGCCAGCGTGCCAGCGTGCCAGCGTGCCAGCGTGCCATTGTAGCGCAAGCCCTGTAATGTGTCCAAACTTTTGGAATAACGCATTTTGTGTCTTTATTTTTAGACACACCTAAGTACAACAACTTCAACGTTCTACGTTTTCCTTGCCGCACAGTGTCTTTTTCTTTGGACACAATGCGGTTTTTCTATTTTACGTAAAGCATTGATTTTGTTGCACTTAACTTTGTTTAGAACTTGGCACGCCACTTGCTTAGTAGTGGGTGCGGGGTGCGGGGGAAGGACACGAAAGGAACCCACAAAATGTCCAGACTCAAAATTGCGCATGATATTAAGAACAGATGTATGGTGTTGCGCATGCTCCAAGGCATGCCTGAAGCAATGGCAGAGATGCCATTAGCAATACGGCGTATAGCGGATATTAAGGCGTATGAAAACCGCGCCATGAGGATAGCGGTAAAACTCTTAGGGAGTAACTAATATGTGGATAACATTTGATAAAATAATGCTTGACAATGTATTGCGCATGGTGCATTATGGCATCGCAGAAATGAATGATGCTGGACAATACCGAATAGTATAAAGGAGAACATTATGAAACAAAGGTTTTATGGTATGAGGCAAAACATCTTGGATGCACAAAAACTTATGAAAGGGTTTTAAACCATGAAAATTAAACTACTTGCAGCAAATCAAACAGAAGTTGTTACAAAACTTGGGACCGTGTTCGTATCTTATCAAACACCTGTTGCAATCTGTATGAATGATGACACTTGCTACCGCACGGAACACAAATGGAGCGTAACAACCACCCGCCATATTAACAAGTGGCTTGATGGGCGGGAATGCGGCACAAAACCACAATCGTTTTTTGATGAGGTACTCTAACATGAGAGAAATAACAACGAGGGTTTACCAGTTCAACGAATTATCGGAAAAAGTTCAGGATAAAATCATTGAAAAATGGGATAACGCCGATTATGACTGGTGGCAATACGTTTACGAGGACGCGGAACGTGTCGGCGTTAAAATCACGGAGTTTAACACATTTCGTGGAACCATTAGTCTGAATTGTGATTATCCCTACGGAACGGCTAAAAAAATACTTGAAGAACATGGAATGGAGTGTGATACCTACAAACTGGCCAAAGTATTTCTTGACAAAATACAACCCCATCTTGATAAACTGGCGCGGGTTGAAAATATTGATTATCATCGCGGTTATCGGAAATGTTTAAGAGTTTGTCAAGAGGAAATCGAAGAGAAAATCGAAGACCTTAACTATGGGCTTATCCATGATCTTGGGAAACAGTATCTTTCAATCTTGCGCCGGGAATATGAATATCTGACAAGCCGGGAATGTATCATTGAAACAATCGAAGCGAATGGGTATGAATTTACCCTAGAGGGGAAGATGGTATGAAAGTAACATTCACAACCGACGAACGCGGAATCATCATACAGGAGTTTTAAATACGGAACTTGGAAAACCACAATCAGCCCTCTTGATATTCAATGGGCAATCTCCGCTTAAAGAGGCACTCCGCATGTATCGACGAATCGAAAAACATATCAATCCACCTAATTGGATGGATAACTGGAAACGATTGCAGCGTGTTAAATTCCGCAAATTTCCAGAGGGCGACGTTCAGCATGGCGCATGCTCAAAAAATCTTCGGCTTAGACGCGCTACACCCCCGGAGTATCAGGACCTGCTGGATGAACTTGTAAAAATTGGCTATACTGACTTGGAGGTTGTGAAATGAATATCACAACCCCTAACGGGGTTTATAAAGTCTTTGGCGTGCCTTCTGAAGCACTGCTAAAGAAACTTTCTAAACCCTACCGAAAACCGCCTATCCGCAAGCCGGATTATGATTATCCCATTGAAGAGGCGGAAGCGCGAAGATTCAGGTGATACAACTAACAGAGTTCTCTGTTTTCTATGGAACGAAAAATATCACGCCCTTGGTGGACTTGGTCATTATCGCTATATGGGAAATGAAAAGCCGGAATTTGTTCCCTCTTACTCAACCGAAGAGCGTGACAAACTTATCAAGAGCAAAGGACATAAATTGTCCGGTTTGAATGATAAAAAAAGAGATTCACTTTGTAGAATCATACTCGATGAAATCCGCAAGGAGGCGGAAGCAAGAGGCGAGTGTGGGGCAGAATTACATCTTGACTCCGATGTAGTTTGTTGTGCAAGTTGTGGAAAAACTTTCTGGATGAAAAAAGGACTGATACCATGAAAACACGAAAAGAACAAATGGCAGGTTGCACAAATTTTGCCGGAGACGATAGCGAATACCAAGACTGGTATGGGGTTGCCGGACGCTCCCGTGACTCTGAAATTTGGGAAGAATGCAACTTCCAGGTTGCACTCGAAATGCTTGGAGGAGAATCCGAAAACGTCCGGGTAGAACGGTACGATCATTGGGCGTGCGGATGGATTGAAGAAATATATGTGCGCCTGGACACAGAAGAGTTTATTATCGCGTGCAAAATCGAAAAGTCCCTTTCCGATTATCCAATTCTGGATGCAGACAAATTCAGCGAGATGGAATGTGAAGCGGCCAACGATGTTTGGAGGGATTGCTTTACTCCACCCGAACGCATTGAGTATATCCGGGAACACCAGTCAGAATTTAATTTTGGTTCTTTCTCAGAACTGCGTTCTGTGATTCGTGGGGAATACTTCAACGGATATGCGAGCGAATTACTATGAAACCCGAACAATTGCTTCTCGAACGACCCGAATTTGCTTTTCATCCTGATGTTTTTGTGGCATTTATGATTGCCCTTGGGAGGTGGTAAAATGATTTCTACACCGTTTTTTATCATCGCGATTATCCTTTTTCTTATCAATGGCGTTAAACGATTTGATTATCTGTTCTATGGTCTCCTTTTCTTTATCGCCGGGGTGTGCATCTTCTTCTGGGAAGGATGGTTTTAACCGTATAATCTTGGCACGATTCTTGTCTTATGGTTCTTTCGGTGTTCGTTTTGGAACATCTGTGTCAATATTTTGACTAATCATGTGTCAAATATTTGACGACCTTGCAAAATGCAATCTTTGAATGATCATGCACAGAATCTTTAAAAAAATTGAATTTGCTGGACTTAGGAATAACGACACAGCAAGTCGTCATTAAAAGTGTATCATTATGACACACTTTATAGAGTGTACCAAAACGTACACCTACACCACAAGAGGAACCACATCGGAGGCCGCACAAGCGGGAGAGAGGTAGGAAATGAAAATGAAATCAATTACAGAATTTTGCGTAAAACATGGAGCATGTTCCGAGGGAAAATTGTGGGCGGCTGAGAACTGCAATACCATGCAAGAGGCGTGGGATACAGCAAAACCTGAGTGGGTTGTTTGGATTGCAACCCGCAATGGGGTATTGGATGTGCAGACATTGGTTAAATTTGCGATTTTTTGCGCACGGCAGAATTGGGATTTACTGACCTATGGCCGAAGCAAAAACGCAATCCTCATCACTGAAAAATACCTAGCAGGTGAGGCTACGCTTGATGCTGCTGCGTATTCTGCTCGTTCTGCTGCTCGTTCTGCTGCTGCTGCTCGTTCTGCTGCTGCTGCTTATTCTGCTGATGCTGCTGCTGATGCTGCTGCTGCTGCTGCTGCTTATTCTGCTTATTCTGCCCGTCCTGCTCGTTCTGCTGCTGATGCTGCTGCTGCTGCTGCTGCTTATTCTGCTGCTGCTGCTGCTGCTGCTGCTGCTGCTGCTGCTGCTGCTTATTCTGCTGCTGATGCTGATGCTGCTGCTGCTGATGCTGCTGATGCTGCTGCTGCTGCTTATTCTGCCCGTCCTGCTCGTTCTGCTGCTGCTGATGCTGCTGATGCTGCTGCTGATGCTGCTGCTGATGCTGCTGCTGATGCTGCTCGTGACAAACAATCATCGTGGTTGCGGGCGAACACAACGCCGAATTTTGATCGGAAATAGCCAGACAGTTACAAAAGTTTTAGTTTGCCGCCACGTTCTCAGGCGTGGGGCAACAGGGGGAGTCAATGTTTGTCTCCCCCTGACAAATAAAATCGAAAGGAAATAAAAAATGGACAAAGACTTTGACACAATGGAAACAGAAGACCAGGAATATGAGGCCGAGCAACAGGAGTTTGAATCACTGTGCAGAGAAATGGGGGATTTTGACTAATGTTTTTTTCCTTGCTTTGGAAAGGCTTTTATGATAGATTCCCAGAAGCGTTCCGGCAAGACGCTATTGTTCAATCAATGCTTGAATTTGCCCTAAAAGAAGACGCTGGGAACCTTTTGTTTGAATTATCAGCAATCTATACAACTAACAACGTCCGCCAGTGGTCTATAATGCACTATCTGGGGGCAATCCTAAAGGAGAACTAAATCATGCTAACACCCGAAGAAGTAGACCTGAGCAAGCGGTTAGATAATGCCGCTGCAATGGCAAGGCTATTCAGAAAATTCCAGTCTGAGGGGAAGATTGACTCCGAAGGGCATTTTCAAGGTATTGAATCACCCAGGGAGATAATCATGCTAACACCCAATGTTAATGTAAGAAATTCTGCGTTCAATCACATATATCACCCTATGATTAGGGCAAGAGTTATCTGGGGAAGCCTTCGCAGCAAGGCGGCTAAAGCATACGCCACCGACCCAGAAAACCTACGGATACATGTAGAAGCATGTATAAAACGTCACAAACGCCAGGGAGATAATCATGTTAGCAACCACTAATGTATCGTGTTTTATCTGGCAAACTGTTTTTGCCCTTTGCCTCATAATCCCAGCCCTTTGTATCGGAGACAAGAGACGATGATTATCACATGCCCCCATTGTGGGAAAGAAGTTGAACTACCTGACAACGTAGTGTATAACGTGGAAGCCTACGGTAATAGGAAGCTAACAACTGTACCTTGTTGTGGCAAATGCGTTAGAGTAATCCCCATCAGAGAGATACGGGTAGAAGCATATAATGGAAATCGGACAGAAGATGACTGGGGGAATACAATCAAATGATACTACGCCGAATCGCTGAACTGCTTGAGCAAGGCCACTGGGAAGGTTTATCCCTAACCAAAGGCGGAAACATCTTTATCCTTGAAACACCTGACTGGTGCATCTACCTGAGCCAGGATGATGTGCAATACAATCGCCGTAATGGTAAATGGGATATGGCGCAAGTGGAAACCTGCCCAGATGAGTTAGTCATTGCAATCAAGATGCTTGAGGAACTTGTCAAACAATATCAGAAAGAGGTGGTGAGATGAATCTATACAGCCAAAAGGTATCACGCCCGGATAAACTCCCAATGAGAGAGGTGCGTTACTCAGAAATTGAAGATTGTATTCATACCCTTAATAGATTAGGGTTTTGTTTTTATCCTCCTACAGTATCTATGGCTGTAACCAGGGAATATTATGCAGGTTGGCTAATTTCTACCTGTGTCGAACTGGGAGATGCTTACAACCAGCACATTGCTGTACAACGTGCCAGATACCTATGCCAACGCATTTGGGGAGAGTAACATGAAAGAGGAGGCACACCGTATGTACAAGAAGTGGGTAACCAGTTAAGTTAAATCTTACCTAAAGGTTACTGATAAAATAAAACATTAAAGAGTGAAAAATGTGTGAAAAGGACTTTAAGAACGTTTTTTTGAAAATTCGCAATGGATAAATTTAATGTTGGTAAACGTGTTTGTATGAATGGATTTTCGGGGTAATTCAGTGAAAAAATCAGAAACGAGTCAGGAAGGGCATTTTTGCCCTATTTTGGGCAAGTGTCATTCTACAGACAGACTAAACAATTCTAATAGGGCAGGAAGCCCTATTCCAGCCCCGTGGTGGCACTTTAGGAGGGGCATCCCTCCGGTTGGGCGGACAAGACATAAAAAGCCTCCTGAGAGGCTTTATTTTGGCATACCCTCATTTTGACCAAAATTAGGGTATTTTTGTGCCCATATATAAGGATACGTTCTGGGGACCAAAATGCAAGTTATTTTAACGGGTAGGTTGTTAGTTTTCCGGTAACAAGACAAAACCATTTGGGTAAGTAATACTAACAAGCCCACTTATTTGGTTAAATTCTTTTTTACTTTTGGTGGAATCACTGACTCACCTACTAAAACTGATCAAAATCCTGACGCCGTTTTTTGAGAAAGTCATAAAGGTTCACTATCCCACCCTAACTAACTTTGTTGCTACCCAAAAATTCATTCCAGATTGCTCATACATAAACTAACCACTTAACAAGTGACTCATAAGGGGACAAATTAGCCCCACCAACAATTCTTTTCTTGAGATTTTCAATCATCTCCCAGCCCCTGGGACGCTTTTCTTCACCCCATTTGGTATACTTGGGCAGTAGGGCATCCTGGATGTGCATCACCCTACCACTATCCCAACCATTAACGGCGGATTTTAGGGAGGAATGCCCCCTCTTAGTGAGAGCACCACAATCATAACAGACAATAAAAGCGTCCCGCCAAATATGTCCTTCTCCACTACAAAATGGGCAAGGTTTCATTTCAGGGCTTCCTCGGCGCTGCATTCGATAAATCCACACACGCAACATCGTTTAATGGCTAAATCAAACGTATACACCCCTGCTGGGTACCCAAAAATAGGGCAATTATATCCACGTTGTAAGTCCCAATCTTCAGTACACACACCCCAAATATCATTATATAAATCACATTTATCGGAACACCAACTACCACCTAAATGTGTCTCACTGGACACGCAGCCAAATTTAATTGCCCCCATCTCAATTCTCCTTTTGGAATTTAACATCCTCACCAACAAGATCAATGATACGTTGTTCATCGTCCTTTGTCAAGTGTTTATTTAGGGTGCAGCGGAAGGTATGTTCGGGATGCTCCCGAACATATTTGATTACCTTTGACGAGGGGGCAAATAACGAACTGGTAACCAGTTCGTACTTGTCCAACGGTGCCTTAATATCCATAGCGATATAGTCAAACTGACAGTCCTTTAAGGACTGTAAATTTGTTCCATTGGTGTGTACACCTACCTTCTTACGGTAGTACCGTAAATCATGTACCAATTCGGGCAAGTCATTATGTATGGTAGGTTCTCCACCAGAAATAATTACATAGTGCAATGGAGAAGAAATAATATCTTGCATGTAGTCCAACAGTGTACCACTGTTGCCAAAATTGTTATGACAATAGTAGCAGCGCATGTTACACCCTTGTGTAAAAACGGTTACACAAGGGTGCCCAGGCCAATCAACAAGGGAGCATGGTTGTATTCCTATGAATTGCATACAGTATACTCCGTCAAGTAATCCTACCTAAGTCCTCGACATCATACCCGGCATTCCTACAATCATCTGCAATTTTCTCATACCCCTGTGGTGTTTCCAACCCATGCATGGGTGTCAACTTAATTATATAGTCATCCGGGTCAAAGAAATTAAGCAGAGTTATGGGGTCAATTGTATAGTTTGCCAAGGCAAAGTTCAGTGTAATTTTCCTACCCTTTGGGTGGGGGAGGGTATCCATCATACAACTAATTTGTTCCAATGACATACAGTTCCCACTAAACATTTCTGCACGCTCTACTTCATCTGTGGAATTGATAGAGAATTGGAGTCCGGCATTACCATCATAGACATCGTTTTTAATGTGTATCCAATCAGATAAGAACCCATGAAGGTTCTTATTGTCTTTAGGGAGCATGGTGCTTACCACAGGGTGTACGATAAAACCGGGGTATAAAAACTTCAATGTCTTGGCACATTTAATTACATCTGGGTTCCAACTGGGTTCACCCATACGGGCAAAATGGACATTTAATCTGTCACAGGATGTTACTTCAGGGTGGAGGCTCCTTGCAATAATAACCTGTTCCATAAGGTGTTGAATGGGTATATTTTTTCCTGGACCTACCTTGGGGACATCACAAAATTTACACATCATGGAGCAGCCATATTGTGTTGATATTGTAATAACCCACTTAGTTTCAAGTGGGAGTAAGTCCCCATGCAGAACTGCCCCATAGTCACCCAACGATAAAAATTCCATACCATCTTTGATTAAAATGTCCCCCGTAGGGACAGTTATACGTTGCATACGCCAGTTCCTTTGCAGTGTGGGCAATCAACCAGTGGCTCGTTAATTATTTTGATTAACCCTTGTAGGTAGTTATCAATGTTATCCAGCAACTCTTGGTGGGTATTTCCACTAAATGATGGGCACTGGGTATAACCCTCATGTACCCCCTTATGTGTTTTGGGAGCACACTCAAAAATGGTAGTGGCACGGTTATTAACCAGTTTCTTGGTAGGCTCATAATAGGGTATAACTTTTTTCACTGTCAGGCAGAAATCATAGTCTGAGGTGATTGAAGCCCATTTAAGGTCAATGTTCTGTTTGACATATTCACGGATGACGTTGAAACTATCCTGACTGTCCAGACTACAGGGGAATGCTTGGTGGGCAATTTCTGGAACGGTAAGTTTAACGGGGGTGGGCGTTTGCAAGTTCTTTAAGGGCTGACAGGGCGTGAGATTGTATTCACCCAGGCAAACCCATTCAACCTCAATATCTTCTTCAGGTACTTCCCATGACACCTTATCATAACAAGGTTGTAGGGAATCATCTGGCAGACCACGCAATTCCTTATCCATACCTTCGGGCATACCTTCTTTAAGCATATATTTGCTTTTGGTGTAGGGTTTCTTACATACGCGCTGGGGGATAGCATTCACCACTTTCCAATAAGACAAGTATGTGTTTCCCGGTACTACCCCATCAAACAACAGGAATGAGGGTACTTCAGAATACTGCCCCTCTGGCTTAAAATAAATCTTCCCATCAAGTTTTAAGTAATTAAATTTCATAGTTTCATTCAGTTCCCATCCGTATGTTAGTTTTGGCTTGCAAATAATACTGCAATGCTTCTTTAGTCTCTCCAGAAAATTGCATCACAGATATTGTTTTGTCTATCAATAACCTCATCAACGCTTTTAAGTTCAATACCTTCCGGCTGGTTAATATCACAGGGTTCCCCATCATAGCATATTACATCAGAGTGGTGTAATACTTCATCAGGGCTATAACCCCATTCATCTGCTAATTCTGGTTTTCCCCATAGACCAATAAGGATATTGAACTCCTTTACCATATGGTCGCTATTGGTAGCAAGGTGGATGTCTTCACCTGCATTAACCCGTTTAGCAATAGAACGGGCAAAAGCCACTTGGTCTTTCGGGTGGGCACATGGGATAGGATAATCAAACTCGCGTGGAACCTTTACATTTTGTCCACAAAAATAGATTGTTAGCACGGCTCGTATTCCTTTCTTGTCAAACACTTTCCTACAGCATGGGAACCAAAGTACCATCCTTCTTAACCCTGTACACCTCCACACGACGAATGCACTTATACTTACGAAGTAGGTTCATTTCTGCATGAAGGCTACCACCATGACGTAGGAATCTATGAGTATTGGTGGCAGAGCCAACATGGCTAACACTGAGTAGCGCATGTTGGTTGGTCTAATCATCCCAATCAGACCTACAAGAGTCACACATGCGCTGCATTCCTTTTGGACCTTTACACCATACCCAATCAGTAACCTCATGGCAGCATTCACAATAGTCTGACATATCGCGGGATTCCAATACTGAGCCAACTACAGGGTGTTGGCAGGCTTCTTCAAGGCTGCCATACCATTTAGGGTCTCCTGCGAAATGATACTGCATGTAATTACCCGCAATAACAATGTCCCCTTCGATATTGATATTTTCTACTTTGCCAACTTCAACTCCGTTTACGTATACTGTGTACATTGTTTTGTCTCCTTTGAGTTGACCTACGAGAAACAGTGTAGCATGCTACACTGACTACTGTCAAATAATAAATTCCAGAAAAGCATCTTTCTCTTCTTCCAACATCTGCATCATTTCTTTATGTGGGATAATTTCAACCAGTGGTTCTACCGTAAACACTTTTGCAAACGGTGGGGGGTTATGAATCTCACTACACTCAATCCAGTTTGTGCGGTTTAGCACGTTGATTGGTTTTGAACCCGCCAAGTGCAGCCTGATGTGGCTGTCTTGGACATAATGAGTAAGTTGTGCAATATCACCATGTCCCTCTTCCACGACACACAGTGTTGTATTGAACAAATACCTAAATGTGTTTATCTGGTGAGGACTCTTTAGCATACTACTTACACTCCTATACTGTCCTATACCCAGCAATAATCCAATTGCATAGTGGATAGTAGACTTACCACATTCTTCAGGCCCCCAGAAATACAGGTAGGGACGATTTTCTTCCGGGTTAAGGATTAGCCCCCTAATCCAGTCCACCATAAATTCTGTTTCATCTCCACAACAGTGTCTAATTACTTTTAGCCAAGTGTTCATTTAGCACCCCTCCGTGCGATATGTGCTTCATGCAGTGCCTTTACTTTTTTTGTTGTGGCATTAGGTAGCCAAGCCCATTCGGCATAATCAAACGGGGTATTTTGACCCAGAAGACTAAGTAATTCAGTGTATTTGTATGCTGGGGGTTCCTCCCCAAAGAATACCCTATCAAACCAAATGGGCTTGGGGGGCTTTACACAGAAATTACCAGTGTGTTTGTCAGTTGCATTTCCGTATCCAGTGTTTCCGTGTCCCGTGTTTTGGTCGCCAGTGTTTCGGTGGCCAGTGTTTTGGTCGCCAGTGTTTCCGTGGCCCGTGTTATAGTTTCCCGTGTTATAGTTTCCCGTGTTAGAGTTTCCCGTGTTTCGGTCGCCAGTGTTTTGGTCGCCCGTGTTTTGGTCGCCCGTGTTTTGGTCGCCCGTGTTTTGGTCGCCCGTGTTTCGGTCGCCCGTGTTACAGTTGCCACCTGGAGTTAGTTCCTCAAGCAATTTTATTTTACGACACACACGTTTAAAATCTGCCCCCGCTTCACTTGGCATTTCCAACACAATGTCTGTATCCACCTTAAAAACACGAGTGTCAGATTCACTGTAATACGCCCAAACTCCAGAGGGCTGTTCGCAAAAGTGGAACCCATTCTCACACAATACAAGTGGGTTGTCATTTTCCAATTTATGCCAACGCCCATCAATATAAAACTGAAAGCCTCTACAAGTCAAATCTTTGTTGAATGCCTTATAACCAATCATATGTGTGTCTCCTTTCAGACATAAAGAGTCTAACACGTTAGACTCTTTACTGTCAATAAAAAAGCGCATAGGACATGTGTCCTATGCGCTTTTCTTTACTTACAACCTCCGCCAGTGCCCTTAGTCTTCTTCTTAGCCATTGGTATCACCTCCTTTCACATTATAAGTCAACCTTTCTTTAAACTCTTGTTTCTTTCCGGTGTTATAGTTTTTCACTGGCCGTAGATAGCCTGTAACTCTTGACCAGACTTCTGTTTCAGCACCACACTTAGGGCATTGTTCCACGTTACCTACTAAGTAGCCATGCTCCTCACAAACGCTAAAGGTTGGCGTGATGGAGATGTAGGGTAATTTGTATTTAGTAAAAATCACCTTAATCAATTCAGCGCAAGCCTTTGGGTCTTCTATACGTTCCCCAAGATAGAGGTGCTGTACAGTTCCTCCAGTATAAAGGGATTGCAACTTATCTTGGTGGTCAAGGGCAGTGAAGATGTTATCTGTATAATCCACAGGCAGGTTGGTGGAATTTGTGTAGTAAACAAATTGTCCACCATCTTTCTTTGCCAGTGAGTAGCAAGTTCCTTCAGCGGGTGTTGCTTCCAGGTTGTATTGGTGCCCGGTTTCCTCTTGGTACTGAAGGAGCAAGTCTCGTAGATATTCAAGGGTTTGCTCTGCAAACTCCTTGTGGTGCGCAATACCATCCCCAAACAAATGAATGCACGCTTCATTCATCCCTACTAACCCAATGGTATTGAAGTGGTTAGACCAATACTCCCCTGTGCGATCAAATACACCCTTCAGATATTTTGCAGAGTAGGGGTACAGCCCGTTACGTGATTGTTCTTCAATAATCTTACGCTTAATTTCCAAAGAGTCCTTTGCAAGATTACTTAGTTTCTTTAGTTGTTCAAGGAACTCATCTGGAGTTCTTCCCTTTGCTGCCCGTGGTAGATTCAAGGTTACTACCCCAATACTTCCAGTCAAGGGGTTACTACCAAACAGCCCACCGCCACGCTTTTTTAGTTCCTTGGTTGAAAGTCTCAACCTACAGTTATGTGTGATAAGTCCACTGGATAGTGTGAATAAATGGTCGGGACTATCAACCACGGCACAGTAGAAGTTTCTATTCCCCCTTTTTAAGTCAATTGATTTGATTGGTATCCATTTATAGTCCCCCCACTTGTGGTATAACCCCGGATATTTTTCTTTGTCTGTTTTACGGCATGTATAACATTTATTGACAGAACCATAATTCTTAGGAATAGCCCCCTCACTAATACTATGGGTACTCCCCAGTAGAGTGCAAAGTGTGCTAAAACTCTCAGTTGCTAATTTAGAAGAGGTTTCCAACCTATTTTTTGAGCCACCATCGGTAGCAAACCACCCGTCTAAAATGCCACTATGGAAAGTATTTGATTTACTCCAAACAGTATTTTTTAGATACTTTGTTAATGAAGTGCTACCACCAACAAAATTCTCTATAAATTGTTTTGGGGCTTGGTTACAGATTTCAATGCACAAGTTTCTAGCATTATCCCCATTTTTATGATAATAACATGTACATCCTAATTGCTCCCAAAACTTTTTTAACAAATCGTGTGCTTTTATTTTTTTGTCAGTGTATGATAAACAATATACAACACCCCCATTTGTAATAAACCCATCTCCCATGTAACACCCAACCGCGTATCCCGCCAAATAATCGGAATCTTTCTCGTCTCCCATTTTATCGACATTAAACGGTAACCACATCCCCTCTTTTAATTCCTCTGCTTTAACGGTATTTGTAATAAAGTCTGGGTTCCCATTCCATGATGGTTGTAAATGGTTCACATCCATTTCAATTATTTGCCCATTTATCAGGGTTATTCTTACATACTCAGATATTGGGACTCTTACAAAGGAGGTATCATACCAACCCCCCTTATGGAATGTTTTATATAACTTACCTATTCTGTTATAGGCCCTTTCTATCTCAATAGATGTAATTTTATCTTTTGAATTTTTTATTAACACCTTAGTATTAGGTGCAAGCGGACACATACTCACAGCGTCGTCAGGGTCATTATCAGAGTTTATATAATTGGATAGGTATGGCGATCCATACTTACACGCAAGTTTCATGTAGGCTTCAACTGCCTCTGACTCCCACGGGAACGTCTTAGTAATGTTCAATGTAGGGATTGGATAGGAATGGGCAGCCCCCTTTGCATCTCCCTCCAGCATAACCTCACAGAAAGCCTTATTGAATATATCCATTTCTTCTTGGAACATTCCATAAGTTTCTTGCTGCATTTCCCCACCTATGATAACTGCTGTATTACACAAACTTTTTGGGCAAGTAATATCAACCGTTACATTACTAAAGGCTGCCTGAAAACCAACTCGTGAGGGTAGGTTGAGGCTGAAAACAAACTCCTGCAATGACTGCTTTACTTGCTTGTAAGTTAGGTTATCATAGCGAATGAACGGGGCGCAGAAGGTATCAAAGGATGTCCATGCCTGTGCCCCTGAACATTCTCCCTGAGTAATTAGGGTTGAGTTAAGAATCTGCCCAAGGAATGACCGTAGGTGCTTTGCCGGGTTGCTTCGTTCTTTACCCTCTACTCCAAATCCATCCCGAAGTAATTGTTGTAGGTCCCACCCACTACAATACCCAGCCAGTAACCCCAAGTCATGGATATGGAAGTCCCCTTGCTCATGCGCTTGTCGAATTTCATTTGGGTAGATTTCGTGAAGCCAGTAATTCTTAGTAAACGCTTCCCTTACGTAGTTGTTTAACCCATTCACACTTTTTTGGCTATTAGCATTCTCCTGAATGCGCCAATCCTGGTCATCCAAATAGTCATTAAACATCCCGATGGTAGCCCCAATCAGGGCATTCTTCTCACGGGCTTGTTTATGTTTCTCACGATACAAAATAAAGGCGCGTGCGGTCTGAGTGTGCCCCCGCTCCATCAGGACTTTCTCAATTAGGTTCTGAACGTCCTCAACAACGTAGTTGTTGATTCTCTTAACAACCTCCGCACAGAGTTCCTCTGCGCGTTTGAAGTCATTCCCCCCACATGCTTGTGCTGCCTTAAAAATAGCCAACGTAATTTTCTCTTGCTTAAACGGAACTACTGACCCATCTCGTTTCTTAATTTCCAAAACCGATCTCCCTTAGAACCTCTGTCAATTGTGTAGTTTTGTCAACAGCGGTAATTTTAACATACTTCGTTGGTTTATACAAATAACTGAAAACTGTGCTAACCAAGGTATCAAACTCTTCCTGCCATGTTTTGGTGAGTTGTAAATTTTGGCGTGTACCATCATTCTCTGGTGTCTTATTTGGTGGCAAATGAAAGATATAATCATAGGTATAATCAAATCCCTGTTGCAGTAGCCCATCTAACAAAGTGGGGTTGTCATTATACAACATGGCATATACAATTCCCAAATGAACGGGGGAGTCGGTGATAAGGTATTGTACTTTATCAGTAATTAGGGACTTCTCCCGCAGACATTGCTGGTTGAAAAAATGTAACTGGTGTTCCATTTTGGTTGTTTGTCCGTGTAGGTTTATCCATTCACGCGCATACTCCGACACCAGTTCGGTTTTATATTTCCCAATGAATTGTGTAGACAATAACCTACTCAAGGACGTCTTCCCAGCACTTGGTCCGCCTACAAACCCAATCTTAATCATTTATTTCCCCCAATTCAAACCACAGTAAAAACAGTAGACATGCAATAGCGTGGGCTACGTGGGATTTACCTGTTTCGTTATCAAGTTTCTCTCCCATACAATAGGAGGTAAAATGTCTGAACGCAGCATCCTTATATCGGGAAATGGGTCTGACATGTTGCCAATTATTGGGAGCATATTTAGTCGCCCCCAGCGTAAGTACCTCAACAACTTCTTTTACTGCATTCCACGGTAGAAGATTCCACTGTGGCTTTCCAACATCAAACTTTGTCCCTTGTTCCATACTTTATAACCTCCTCAATAGATTCAAATATTGGTAGACCCATTTGTTTTGCTAAAGCAATCTCAGATAATGTGCCAGTAGATTTCCCCCACCCCTCAAGCAGGTAGATGCAGGAACATATTTTTAAGTAGTGCTTATCCAGTTCCAAAAAGAATTCATCGGGTGCTGCGCCGTCCATCAAGGCCGTATGGGAATGGGGGCAATGAAACCAGATGTTATGCCCCGCCAAAATAAAGGCAGCATTACGTGCCCGTGCAATGTTACCTGCTATATCACCTCTATAAGGCCCTGCAATATAAACTATTGGTCTATCCATTGTGTCTCCTTCAAGAATTTCTCATCTTGTTTCAGTTTATCAATCAACGCTGCTTTACGCAGCCGCCCATTCTTCTTAATTGTTTTAAGCATGTGTTCTGCCAAAGGCACCCAGCCAGTAATCTTGTAGGGGCTTCTGATTTGTACCCCCTTGTAGGTCAGAATAGTGTCATTCCAGATATGTCTAACCGTGAAGTCTTTATAAGAAATTTCATTACCCTTATAAACGACTCCATCAAGTTCAAAATCTACATTGTTGCAATACTCAAGTTTAAACAAAGTCCACCATACTTTTAGAAACATGCCAACCTCCTAAGACACAAATATCCGGTCAGCATAACGCTGACCGGATTATTAAAAATGCCCACCGATGTTGCCCGTCCCCTATTTTTGTAACTCTTTAATTTCTTTTTTGATTACCTCATACATTTCAGGAAGGGTTTTAGTTACAAACTCTTGGCTGGTAATTTTAGGGACAACATAAATGGTTGCAAAATCTGTTTTATCAGGGACAAGAAATATGATAAAGAGGGGTACAACTAACGTCCCTATAACTTTCTTTTTGTTCTTACGATAGAAAGTTTTTATAACGTCCTCATCAATATCACCCAATCCCCAATTCATTATGATGAATAAGGCAGCAATACCCCATAAAGTAGCCACCGTAATGGATGCCCACTGTAGGTAGTCCAAACGTGTCCAGATATAAACCATAAATGTTGACATACTTTCTCACTTTCGTAGTAACCCTTATGTGAATTGAACAGTGGTAACGCACCACCTGACAACTTCCTTCCAGTTTTTCGTCGGCGGATTTACAGTCCGCTGGTAGGGGCATCTCCCGTATGGATAGGTTCCGTACCCAAGTCTATTCTATCCATTACTTATCGGCTGACCTCATTAAGGGGGTGCCTAACTGTCCGTTGGTTAAAACCAGTTAGAGTATATTCGCAGCCCTTCTGGTTGGCTAATAGCATACTATAGTCTAATTTGTCAACTACTTTTTTGCAAAAACCATCACTAAAGCAATCAATAACAGAATAGGTATTGTAATTGCCAAGGGGCCATACAGTGGCAAACATACCCACCACCATGACCATGTAATGACGTTGCAAAGTTTCAGTACCAAAAACACGATAAACACCATACCCAACAACCCAATACCCCCAGACGTTTGTTCCATTACAATCTCCCATGAAAAAGTTGTTTTGTCTTATGACTGATTGCCGTTGATGCTTCCTTACTCATAACTATTTCACCCGCGCCTTCACGAATGACATCTTCCAGCATTGCCTTGATAACTGTACCAGTTTGCTCAATAGTGCATACTCCCAGTTTATCAAGAACATGGTCAAGACGATTCGCTGTTACCCATTCCTCAGCGATAGCGGTTGCTTCACGAAGGACTTCCATGTCCTCAACGCGCACTTCTCGTTGAGTTCTTGTTTCACAGAAGTCAGGTCGCTTGTGTTTACAGATAACTCGCGCACCATTGTTCAGCGTCATTTCTTCCAGTGGGCGAAGAACAACACCTTCACGTTGCTTCTCACCCAGTCCCAACCTCAGGGCAATGGTGGAGGGCTTATCGCGTTCTGCATCCAGTTCATCCAGGGTTGTTCCTACTCTGGCGTAGTCAACAAAGTCCAAGCCAAGTCCGATACAGATTTGTTCTGCTACAGGAACATGAACAAACTTATCATTGATTTCCACCTCAAAGGCAACAAACTTGAGTTTGTCTCCGTATGTCTCTTTCATACTTTGCATCTTACCACCATAGGCTTCTCCATAGATGGTAACTGTCATATCCCCGAAGCGTAGAAACATATCTTGTTCTAACTGATTGATGTTGAACAGTGCCATAAATTCCGGGTGGGGTGCACCCCCGGAGAAGAAGGTTACTTTACGATCATGGTAGTAAATATGTGCCGACGTACCATGAACCTTCTCCATTGCGTAGCACTCACGGAACAGGAGGATTGTTTGGTCCTTGTACAAATTGTTGATGTGCATATAACCCATTTAGTGTGTCCTTTCAAAATTGTTGGTCGGGCAGGGCTTGATACCTACTAACGTCGACCAAACTATAAGTTGGTTTGTCAATTCTTATTTGGTTTACGACCACGTTTTTTAGGTGGCTCGGTATATTGCCCGACAAAAGCGGTATATTGCCCGACAGAATAGGGGGTAACCAACCTAAATGGTTCGGGATTAGAAGATTCTATATCTTTAGGTATTTCTTGGTGGTTCATCTCATTTGAGTCGGAGTTTTTATCCTCAAAAATAATCGGCCCATCATCTGTCAGAATAACAGGTACTTGTTCAGTTGGGTCATTAACCGTCATATCACCAGGGCAGTCTTTCCCTACTTCCCATCCAGCATAACAACCAGTTTGGGCACTTAAGTAACCACAATTTACATCACATTTCCCGTTTTTTGTTTTTAGTTGCACCGTTTCTCTCCATTTTCTCTTCAAGAGTCATGTCCTTGAAGTCTTTCAAATTTTTCACAATCAGCAGGTTGGCACCATGTGTGCCATACGCCAAACATTTTTTATTTGGCTTTCCCTTAACTGTGTTTGGGCAGTTCTTAACACACTGGGGGCTGCACGTCCCGTCTTTATTTGTTATAACTCTCATAGTGCTCCCTCAGCAGCCTGTCATTTACATGTAGCCGAAGACTCGTGGTTGTTTTCGGGCATAATTCACAGACATCATCTACAATACTCTGCACACCACTGAAATCCCACTCTTCTTCCGGTAGGTCAAGAACAGCCTTGTAGATGGAACGTTTCAACTTCTCTTTTGAGAAGGGTTCAAACGGCCCATCACGTTTCTTAATCATTGGTTCACGGTGGATTGCTATCTCTGTGTCTTTATGGTGTGTGGCTCTTTGATGACCCTCAAATATGACATACACGCACCCATCATTAGAAAATCTGTCAGTACGGAAAATAGTTTGTGATCCAATCCTATCTCCTACCTTTAAGTCTTTAGCCTTGACTATCATTGAATACCTCCGGTACTTGATAGGTGAGTGCCTCACCTATCATCTTCATAAGTTCAACCATCTGAGGATGGCAATTAGACTTACTGCGTAAGTCTAAAATATACTTCCATTCCCGGAAGTTGGCAGTCATAACCAATTCTGTTTTAAGACACAAAGGAAGTACACTACGGGCTATCTGGGGTGAGACCTTCTTAGCAAGAAGGTCTCTATAACTTTTCATACATGACTGCATAGAAACTACCCATTCAGGAGCAGGATATCTACCATCTACAATACGTAATTCTTCTGGTGTCCGAATAACTGTCAATTCATCATACGAACAGAACCGTGTGCTCTCCTGGGCAAACGAGGCATGACGATGGCGGGTTAATTCATTTGCGATTGCCCGGTCAGTGATAATACGGAATGTTGCTGAGGCGTGTTCCAAGAGGGATAGATGACCACGAGCAATTAACTTACGGAGTAAGTTAATATTCTCTTCCTCATTGCCCATACTTTGATAACACACTCTTGCAATCTTGGCAATCTTCTGTACTGCATTTGGTGTGATGTCAATTAACTCAATACTTTGTGGGACTATTTTCAAAGGAGTTTCTCCAGTTCCTCTGCGTCACTAGAACACCTTGACCCACCAAGACAATCAATGGCACGTCTTACCAACTCTTTATTCACCTTAACATACTCAGGTCGTTCAACGTTGATTTCCATTTCGTTGAGAAACTCCGGTGCATAATGTTTACCTTCTTTTTCCATGCAGACAAGGGTAAAAAGTATTGCCGACTGTACACTATAAACCTCGTGCCCAGCAATAACATCTCCAACTTGTAAGTCTTTAGCCTTGATTAGCATTTTCAATTCCTTTCCATTGTATGGCTAATGAGTTCGCAGCATCTGCTTCTTTTTGATATGCTCTATACAAATCATCTTCCCAGTAATTAAAGATACCCTCTTCATCCAACTCTTCTTCTCGATTACCCCACTGTATCTCAGCATTCTGTGCAATCTTCATCCACCGTTCGGAGTTCAGCATGGCAAGTCCATTCGTGCAACAAATCGGATTGTCTCAGGCTCCGTAATAGCCGGGCATGTTGGTTTAGGTTTCATTACCCACTGGCCACCATAGTAGTGTTTATTTAATTGGCAATAATCTTTATAATACCCAGTTTTGCAATATAAGGAACACTGTATACTACACTTTCCATCAGATGTTGTTGCCACAGTAATATCCACGCTTCGCTCTCTCTCCGGTGGGCCAACCCAGGTGCAACCGTCTTGCCGATTTTATCCCACCTCAACAGGTGCATTTCCAAACACTCATATTGCCACAGGTTATCAGGTGGGTCTTTCCAATCGCGTAGCCTAATTGCTACAGCGGACTTGTCGAATGCCTCAATCCCAATGTTGTATGCAAAGGATACTAATGCTGCTTGTTGAAGTATATCCAACTGTTTCACCGTTGGATATATACCATCATACACCTTCTTGGTATCCTTGTAAAGAAGAATAATGGCTTCTGGCTGGGAAATTTTCATGCCAGGAACTACTTTCGGGAATCCGAAAGTAGTTGTGTGCCCATACCCAATCGTCAATACCCCGGCACTACATAATTTTGCGGTAGCAAAATTATCCTCATGGTGCATCAGTAGGAGTATTGCAAGCAGGACGACTATTTCAGTTTCTCAATATCAATGACAAATGTACCTACCGTCTTGTGCAAGGGGCATTTTTTTGTTGGGTGTAGCAGCCACGGTACATCACGGCTGTACTTTTTAGCCCAACCCACTTTACAATAAAGCCCGTCATGTAAATCACAGGAACAAGCACACTTGAAACCGGGGTCTGTCTTCAGTTTAATTTTACTCATAGTAACTCCTCGTTATAGGTAATTTGGCATATTCTACGCAATTCAGACTTCTTAAGGGTGACTTCACGTTTTTCCAGTATGCCCAAACTATCATCTTCTGCAATAGAAATAAAAGTATTGATTTCGGGTGTTCCACCCTCTTTCTTTATCCACGTCCCTGCTTCAAGATAAGGTTCATGACCAAATATCTGTATCCTACCATTTTGATCCTTAGCAAACCACCCCTTAATCATAAAACAACACCACCTTGTATTTGGTTTTACCAAACAAATCCATCAGCCCTTCAGCAAGTCCGCGTTTGTCTGTTACATGTGGGATTTTTTCATAATATAGGAAGTTGGCTGCTTCAAATAGGTCATCATATACATGGGCTTTTGGTAGGGGAACACCTACCTCATCCACAGTCTCAAGGAAGATAATTTCGTCGTTGGTGAGACTTTCATGTTCCATGATGGTGAGTTCGTCCCCTTCCCAAATTGAAATCAGCATGCTTTTACCTCGATATACTTTGCGGGGTAGGCGTTAATCTCGGCAAGAGCACAGTTGATTGCTCCAGTCTGGCTGGAGAAGTGTGGAGTTGTGATTCCTCCTGGAAGGATGGCGTGGTATTTTGTGGAAGGGGTTTCAGCAGGTCGTACTACGAGAGTACCCCTAAAATCATCCAGCAACTTATCAGATATTTCTTTGAAGGAGTCAAACTCCCCGTTAAGTTGCATACCATTAACAAATGCAATGAGTTTCATTAGTTGTCCTCCCCCAGTTTACAAATTATATCCATTGGTGTTTCTTTAACCCGGAACGACTGCCCGTTTGTCATGGAAATTACTGTCCAGTCATCCTGTCTCTCGAAGGCAACAATATGCTTGGGGTTAATCCAGAATGTAATTTCTTCTACTGTGGTTAGGTTAATCATTTTATATCTCCAACGCGCTGGCTTCCCTGCAATCGTCACATTCCCAAACAGGGGTATCATCTTCGTTCACATCTTCATTAAAGGGGTCTGCTTCAAAAAGGCAATCTGTTTCTTTACCACACCTTTCACAAATAGTTACCATGTAAGTTCCAATAAGACCACCATATTCTTCTTCGCGTTCCTTCTTATATGCTTCCTCTTCGGACTCACGTTTGTCAAATCCTGCTTGGCACTCATCACAGATATAGTCATACATGGATTTGTAATTTACTTTTTTCACTGTCTTTAGATGTTTTTGGCAATGAGGACATACCACCTCAACATCTTTACATTTATCACATTCAAATGATGTTTGTAGAAGAGTTGTGATAATAATTTCTTCCACCCCACAGTGGGTACAGGTAAGTTTACGCCCCCACATCTCTCTATTAGTCCACCCCTGTTTAACAGCACATTCCATGCAGACATACCTAACTCCTGGAATAATCACTCCTGCCACTTTGTATACTTCTTTTTGTTTCCCACAGATGTCACAAGTCATGTTCTATTTCTCCTTTAAATAGTAGTCAGTAGGGGTTCGTCGGCGGCTATTTGTTATAGTGGCATCGCCAATCCGTTTAAAAACGTCTGAAGTTAATCCTCAACCCGACCCCGCGTTTGCCTTGCACTTACTGACTACGAGAAAGAGTCTAACACGTTAGGCTCTTAACTGTCAAGACAAAAAAGCATACTCACCTTGAAAGGACAAATAATATTTATCCAGCACTGCACACTCTTCCTCTGATTCCTCTTCTGACACGGTATCAAAGATGTGCCGTGGCCCTTGTTGTATCAGGTGCCACATATAAGTCATCTTACGTACCAACGCCTCCTGATATTCAGGTTCAATCAGACTACGATGGCTAACACACAGACAGTCTGGCCCACAGAGTTGCTCTATTCCTACGACAAAGTTTGACCCGATAGATTCCCCCAGTAGCCAGGCATAAATCGACAACTGGTTCGCCCACGACGTGTCAACGGTGTTCATAGGTGCGGCGGAATTTATTAAGTACCCTTTGTATTCAACAGGTATACAATTTTTATGTGCCATTTTAGTGTCGAACCGATGGATATAACCCTTCTTGGGGGACATGGGGCGAGAGGAGCAATAACCGTTACATTTCCAATCAAGTAGCACATGTGCTCCACCCCGGTGGCCATACCATAAATCGGGCTTGCCGCCAAGAGGAACACCATTAACATGCCCTACCACATCAAATTCAAACCTTGGAGCAATTGAAAATTGATCCATTTCCTTCTCCAATGCTTCAAGGGCACCTGAATCTTGGTATAGCCTGAACGCACGGGCACCGTTCGTCCACGCCCACTCGCGCATAGGTTCGTCAACTTGCTGTTTGAAAATGGTTTCTAGGTCATATCCAGCCAAAAAACTTTTGACATGGGCATCGAAGCTGCTGCCCAAGGCCATCGGCGGGGTCTGCGGGTCGCGCGGGCAACGCGAATCGGCCAAGTATTTTAAATAGAACCTACGCCTATCTTCGTAGAAAAGGCTAATACTGGTTGGACTCAACTGTTTGGGTATGCGCACTATTTCCTCTTTCTCTATAATAACAACAAGTGTCCCCGGCATTCATTTACCATCTGAGTCAGTCCTGATTTTAATAGTCAGCATTAGTCAGCCCTTTCGTAACGCACGAGGTGCTCTCGTTTGCGAGCAATCTTCAATAGCAATGCCGACGCTAATGCTCTACGTTTGGCTCCTGGTTCCTTACGTGCCGCTACGGCTTCTCGGTATTCCAACAAAAGTTCTTCAGGGTCTACACCAAGTTCCTCACAGTGCTCTTTTAATAGCACGCTATTAAAATACTCCCGTGCCTGTTGATACATATTTGAGTCAAACACATTCCCCATACTATCATATATTTTGTTGGCTTCATATCGCAATTTATCTATCCCACCCCAAGGCGAAAACCTTACTGTAAGATACCATCTCGCGGCACACCCCAAGCAACTTTACCAAATCTTTTCGAGCGTTCAAGGAGAAAATACGATCTCTGTATTCAATTAGGTTCTTGGTGTGATTTGGGGTTGTGTCATAACAGCGGATTATACTCCAATCAGGATATACATGCCGTTTCAACTCACGCAGCAAGTCCAATCCACCTAAATACGGAAATAAAATAATATGCTTTGACTTAAGTTTTCTCATGCCCTTATATTCTACATCATCACTCTGTAGCCAGTCTTTTATGTCCATTGTTCAGCCATCCCTTCTGCGATTCCGTGGTAAGTTATGCTACGTAGTTTCCATCTGTCTGCACTGGGTGGTAGTTTATGTATACGCTCTTCTCTACCACGGCTGGATAACCTGGTCAGGCTTGCGAATGATACTGCTTAGGATACCTACGGGGTTCTCTAAGGCAATCTTTTCAAAATGATTACCCGGTCTATCAGAAGGAAGTAAATCACAAGACCAGGCATCCCATCCTTTTGCTGCAAACGCATCTCGCACTACTCCTGAAAATTCACAGCCAACCAAGCATCGCATGTGGTTCCCTCTCTTAGAGTCTCAGTCATAGACAGATACTGATTAGTTCCCTTGTAGTTACCAATCCACCTACGGCATGTCTCATGCTTTGGGCACTGTTTGTCATTACAGAAGCAGATGTCGTCACTGAGAAGTATGCTATTTAACGCCTTGATAGAGAGTAAATAATTAACAAGTTCCGGGGTAAAGAAGTCATCCACGGAGCACCTCCTTTATTCCACGGATACGCAAGCGAGTTGCTTGTGGTGAGATATGCAATATTTTACTTATTTGGGTTGTTGAATACCCATCCAGAAGCAAGTGTGCCACTTCCCTATGGCGATAATTGTCAAAGGTTTCATTAACAAACTGATTGTCCGTATACACGGACAATGATGTTCGTTCATCCCTGCCTTCCCTCTCAAGCCGTAGGGAGGAGTTCGCTATAGCGTATTTCAACATCCCCTTGTTGACACACGACAATATGTATGGCAGTTCGTGCTCTTTGGAAATATTGCCCTTGGCAATATTTAACGCTGCTAACCAAAGGGCAAGAGTTGCTTCACTTCGGAGGTCTTCGCTCCGCCGAGCCAATTTCTGCGCATACACCAGTCCTTCGTATTTTGCAAATACTGATTCTGCTGTACTATTTTTTTCTGGCATCGGCAACTCCTACGAACTTTCTCACCTCGGTTAGAAGTGGCTTGACATACTCTGCACCAGAATAAACGGTAACACTGTCTATGGTGGAATCAACGCCAAGATAATAAAACAATGTGGCGGGGAGGTGGAAGGGTATTTCATTCCTCTCGCACACGGACACCGCAATACCCAGTTTGCTTAAATACCGTTCAAAATCCGGGTTACGATGCGTTAGGATGGCAATAGGGACGCTATCTTTGTAGTCAACCTTAGTGTAGTCAAACTTCCCACTACTGTGATATAACCAGTCCACATCAAACAAGATTAAGCGTATCATCCTAAACCCTCCACTCGGTTAGATTTTGAACAATTTTCGGATGCTGTTAGAATTTGTAGATTTTGGTGAACGTGTAAACCGCTTACAAATTTACCGCGTAGGGGCATTATGTGGTCTACATGATGTTGAATTCCTGTTTCTTTTGTTAATCTTGCTGCTTCAATATAAAACTGTTCTATTTTTCTCAAGTCGGCCCACTTGGGTGTTTGTTGTAATTGGGTAGCCCGTCTTTTAGCAGTAATTGCATTGGAGGCTCCGGGGTTATTCTTTCTATGTTTCATCCTAATTTCTTTTACTCTATCAGGATGTTCCTTGTTCCATTTTTTGTATATTCGTTAATTACCTCATGATTTTCAATATACCGTTTTCTACTGTATTCTATCACTTTATCGGGATGTTCCTTTTGCCACTTCCGTACCCTCTCTATAGATTTCTCTCTATATTTCTCTCTATTCTTATAGTACCAATTTAAACTTTTGGTAGCCCTAACTTCCTTACACTCTTCACACTGGCATCTTCCCCATTTGTCCCTCTCCGAAATATTACCCCGCTTACACCTGCTGGAAATACTCACGCACAACCCCCTCTAAACAAATAAGTTCTGATTGTTCCCCGTTCATATTAAACTGCTGCTAATAGTCTAACACGTTAGAATGCTTCTTGTCAAGATAAAACGACATGTTTTGGGGCTGAAACAATAATTTATAATCGTCGGGTGATGTGAGTATCCATACATCCGTTCCGTTCTCCAGCATCTTTGGAAAAAATTCTAATTGTGCTGGCGTGAACTTCGACCCGATCATCCCTGGCAATTTAACCTCGATCCAGCGCGGACCATATCGTTTATGACTGGCGTATAGATCAGGAAACCCCCGCTGGAACTGGTTCCCATTAGTCCTCATCACGAGCCATCCCTCAAGCACTAACCGTTTTGTTATTTCTTGAAGGATTTTAGCCTCCGGGTTCGTTCTTGGTTTGAAAGGCTTCACTTGAAACACTCCGGCAGCGTCTTGAGAACAACTTCACGGAACAACGCGCTGGCTCGTTTACGTTTATCTGGTAACATGTTCCACATGAAGTGGTATTGTTTATATGCACCATTATAAATACCCATTACCCATTGTTGTTCCTCATTTGTCAATGATTTGGGAATCTTAATATTGATTCCTGCCCTCAAAAAATAAGTGTACATCACCTTAAGCATTCAGTAATTCCTTCCGCGTCATGGTAGAGTAGCCTGGGCGATGTTTGTTTGCTAAGCGTAATGCGCTGAGCGACATCTCGTCAGGCTGTACTTTATTCACTTCATCAAGCAGTTGGTCAACCCAACGGTAAGCGTGTCGGTGTAGATAACCATATAGTTGGTTTTGCTGTTCTTCACTTAAAGGTTTACCATGTTCAATACGATAAAGAATGCGCCGATACTCTTTAATCTGCGCGTTTAGAGTTTTCACTAAGTCCATTGATTCGCCTCTCTATTTTTTAGCATTCTGCCAAGCCTTCCTAAGTGGTGTCTCAATATCATTGAAGGCGCGTGCCGCCTCATCCACTATTGATGTGAATACGTTATGGTCAAATTGGAACATAACTTGACAAGGGGACGAAATGGTCTCATCTATTTTTTGGTATCGCACATGATACTGTACAAATAGTTGTTCAATCATCTCATGCCAACAGGTAGAAACTACCCCATTCCAGTCATCCTCTAATCTGACTAAAATGGTTGGATTTACACCCATGTAGGATTCCCCACCCTGCCCCGTAGATTCCACCTTAACCACGTAGTATGTGTACCCTAAACACACTTTACCTATTTGTCTGCCCATGTCTTTAGGTCGTCCTTCCATTCGATTTCAAGAAGCGGCACAATAGCCCGGTACTCTTGGATAAAGTCTGCTACGATTTTGTTGGCTTCTTCAACTCGTTCAGGTAAAGTGGGGCAAAGGATTTCGTCGTGAATCTGAAGAGGTTGTACGACCCAGGGTGCTGCACCACTTGGTTGCAACTCCCAGATTTTACCCTGAAGGAGTTTGGTAAGCCCTGCACCAGTAGACTGAATAACGTGGTTGCCCCCAGCACGCATGTTAGAAGCTTGAACAGCAAACGCGGCAGCGAATAAAGCACTACGCGCTGCACCACTGGTTGTTTGTACTCTATCGCGGCGTGTAACCTTCATCTTCATCTTGAGCCATTCGGCAGGAGGTTTCTCTGCCAGTTTGTAGAGTACCTTACAGATGCTGTTTTCCAGTGTGAAGTATCGTTTGTGTCCCAACTTACTCTCAACATAATCAGCGGGTTCAGCCCAAGTGATGGGGGAACCAATCTCCCCGGTTTGCTTCATGGAACAGAACAGGTCAGCATAGCCCTTACGGGCGTTTCCAAGGACTTTGTACTTCTTAATGAACTGTTGGAAGCCGTCTTCCGCTTTAGCCTCTGAAACGCCTAATCTCTTGGAAATAGTGAAGGCTTCTCCTCCATACAGAAGGGCAAAGATTCCTTGTTTAGCACGGGAGTAAAGATTCTGTTCCCCCGGAAGCGATTTGGTAGCACAGACCTCCTCATAGGACTTATCAAACATGTACGTTCCAAAGTGGGCATGTACGCTACCACCAGCAAGCAACTCATCATGCAAAACAGGGTCATTATAAACAGCATCCGCGATACAGACCTCGAAGGATGCAAAGTCCCCTCCAATCAATTGGAAACCATCCCATGCTAATGGGAAACAACTTCTGACGTGTTTACCATGATTTATTCCTTGGGGGTTGAGTCCATCTGATCCAGACATACGCCCACTAAGTGTCCCAATAACATTGAGAGAAGCGTGAAACCTATCACTAAGAAGAAGTTTGTCATAAATCTCAATTTCCTTTTTGGCATGTCGGGCATCCAATACTTCAGCAGCACGTTTAGAGGCTTCAGTATCACCCCACTTCACAATGGATTCAAGTACCTCTGACTTAGTGCTGCCCCCAATAATTTTTTGTTCCATAGGGGACATTACTTCATGCAGATACTTGCGAACCTCAGCCGCTGCTTGAAAGTTAAAAGACTTCCCACTGATACGTTCTTGTGCGGACTCTTTCAGTTTCTTCAGTGCTTCAATATTTACTTTAAAACCACGCCAGCGGACGGTTGCCACCATACAAGCAAGAACACTATCAATGTCATCAAGAACAGGATTGTTAAAAAAATGGTACAGTCCACGAGTGTATACAACGTCATTCTCCGCATACTCTCTTGCCTCCTTGTGTGTGCCCCAATGTTCAATGTGCTTAGAGATTACTTCGGGCCATTTGCCGTACCAGTTAGTTGGTGAGGGGTAATAGGTTGTACCGGGAATCAATGACTCGTTAGGGTCATTGTCATCCAAAGAGATAGTATCGTCCACGGACGATACTATACAATCTAAATCTTCCTCAATTGGCGCAACAGTACCTTCTTTCTTACTGGCAATAAACGGCGCTAACGCATAAGGGGCATAGCCGCGTTCAAGAGGATGCCCGATGCTAATATCATCAAACTTGGTAACGTCCAGACCAAGAGCATCTACGGCAAGAGCCTTCAATGCGCTGGAAGGAGAGAACTTCAGAACGATGTCCCGGAAATCTTCACAAACTTTTTCTTTACCAGAAACCGGGTCAATCTCTTTTGTTTCAAATACTTGCCAACGAACAGTTTTGTCTTTACGACGGGCAAAGTACACATCCTTCAAGGGGATACGTTCTGACAGTTCATCACAGAGGGACTGAGCAAGAGCCTTCGGTACTTTCTTGATACGGATGTCAGACCTATCCATTGTGGACTGATACGGGCCTTTACGGGCATGTAGAAGAAGGTCAAGTACATGTGCAGGTTTCAGGCAATTAGGATGGTCTCTACCAGCCATCTCTTTTTTTGCCCAATAGGAATAATCCTCCGTAGGAGGATTATCTCTTGGTTCATCCGAAAACATGGTATACAACTTATATAGTTGAAACCAGTCAAATGAAAGATTAAACCCAATAATGGCATTATTAGCCACATCTTCAATCAGGTCAAGAGTCTTACCGATTGGTTCTTTCCAGACTTCGTGAAGGGTAATCGGGCCATCATCAATGGCATACTGAATGAGGATTGCCGGGCCTGTTAGACCAACTGTTTCTGTGTCGAGAAAATAAGTTTTCACTGCTGCTCCTTGAGCCACATATTGAATGCCTCGGTGCCCAAATCACCCATCGCCCAACTGAGAACCTTATCCGTTATAGACGGGCCAAACTTACAATGCAACTTGAGCATCATGTCCGACATCTCTTTTTTAGTGCGAGTGCATTGTTCCCTTGCGTTCTGGGCTTCAATCACCTTTTCAATCTTAGCCAGTAGTTCTTTTTCACCCTTGTTCTGATATGTGTTGGCAAGGGAAACTATCCTATTAAGAGGTATAATCCCAATGAGTATATCGTCCTGGACTTCTTCAGGTAACTCAGTGAATCTACTTCGGGATTCCACCCATGATGTATGGCGGGTCAACTTCTTAGCAATTTCTTCCTTGGTGAAGCCATTGTCTAAGAGCGTTTGTACTGCTTTTGATTCTTCCCGGATGTTCAGATTCTTACGTTCAATATTTTCAACTACATTGAAAACGCGCGCTGTCTCATCTGTAACTGTTTCGCTTATTACCGCGTTGACAGTTGTGTGAAACAAGTTACATGCAAAGGTTCTACGGAAGCCACAGACAAGCCGCCACTTGTAGGTGGCGGCTATGTCGTTTAACGCCCGAAATTCGGGTGTTATAGGCATGACTACTACAGGTTCAATAACACCATTCTGTTCAATCGACTCCATGATGTCTTGAACATCAAAACGAGTTATTGGGTCTCTCCCATTGATTTCATCCGGGCGGTATATTTCGCAGATAGGGATTTCCAATGGCTTCCTCCAAACATTCGTACACCCAACCACATTTTAAGGGCAGTGTATCGGCTATGCCCAAACATGACGAGGATGTTGTACAAAATATCATCTGCTTCTTTTCGGGTGATGGGTATATCCACACACATGTGGTTAGTATACAACTTATCATGGCAAAGACCTGCTGCTGCATTCTGTGTAGACCCTGGTGTTCCATACCAGAACTGAAGGCCGCTTGGTACGCTTGCTAAATCACACTGGAATCCCTTTGGAACATCTATTTGGTCCTTACCAACCACTAATGTATAATCCTTCTGTAACTCCCACCATCCCGGACTAATTTCCTTCAAGTCCGGGTAAAATAATACGCCCGCCTTGCAAAATTTCATAGACCTGTACCCACAAGAACTGTAGCCAACCCAATAGCGATTGCAGTTGTAGCAGACCAACGCGCCGTAGTGGACTCAGTGCTTGTTTTAACTGTGATGGTTCTACTTGTTGTGCCGTCTGCATACTTAACGTCTGTGCAGGACAAGGTAGCATCTGGGTAAATAATTGGTAGTGATGCTGTTTCTACCATAGTTGCAGAGACACCATCAGGTGTGGAAAGTGTCATCTGCCGTGTGGCTGTGCATCCTATGAGCAACGCGAATAGGATACATACTCCAATGAAAAACTTCATCTAATGACCTCCGTGTGTGGCGCAATATGTAAAACATATAAACAGACAACATAACACCACCATTTTGGCTAATATTTCTACTTTTTCGTCAGTCATGTTGTCTCCCAAACAATGTTCGTTCCAACCGTTCCAATCGGTCAATGATATTCTGTAGGGATACTTGGTTTGCTTCATCACTTGTTCTGGGGTAGTCAAATATATTGGTCTTGTATACATTCCCATCAGCACTCGAATACCCCCCAACTTCAGGCTGTCTAACTAAGTGGTCAAACATCTTTCACCCCCAGAAGTTCCCTTTGGGTAGCAATATCTTCGTCATCCTGTTCAGATATTACATCCCCATCTGCATTGTGATAAATTGGTTCATTCATTCTTGTACCGTGCCAATCTTGCTTGGTTATACAGTGTTTTGTAGTGGGTTGCTTCCGTCTGGTATTTCAAAATTACCCACCACTCATAACAAATAACAAATGCCATAATCAGATAAATCATTTGTTGTCCCCCTCATACTTCTCAAGTTCTTCACGGAGTTCCTTGTTTTCTGCTTTTAGAGAAAACACTTCTTCAGCCAATTCAACTTGATTGTGGATAGTGGCATATTCTATTATTTCACTCTCTGTTGGCATTTGCATTCCCCAGTAGTTCAATGAGTTTCTTAATAATCTCTTCGTCAATAATCTTACCAACTGAACGCGCTATTTCAGTCTGCACTACGGGACACATAAATGCTCCGCATTTATTCTCTGTTTCCATTAAAAATCTTCCCCAGTGTAAGCGACTGAAGTCGCTTCTTTTTAAGCAGGTTATCCAACACTAATTGGTCAGTTGGAAGCATAACAATGTCTTTGATAATACAACCTCGGTTCTTATCCATCCCAACACGGTGGATACGATCTTCAGCCTGGATACGTGCTTCTCCTGAGAAAGAGTTTGAGTAGAACAACGCGGTAGGAGATGCGGTTAGCGTGAGAGCCATACCACCCGCTTGAGGATTACCAATAAAACATACTCTGGGATAAATGTCAAGAAGTTCTTGATACTTAGGGTTGCTTAAATCCATTGCATCAAGCAACACATCTGAGTCAATTACTTCACCTTTTTCAGATTCACCCGCGTAACCTCTACCATCCACCCGGAGGGTCGCCCATCCGTTTTGGTGAGCCATCTTAACCAATCGGTCAAGCGTCCCAGTAAATCCTCCCCATACAACCAGACGGCCACCATCAAGGTGCGCGTCCAACTCGTCAAGGAAGATTTGATCTTTCGGAGTCTCCAATTCTTCAACGATGCGGGTGTATCTTGGCACGGTGCCTTCCCCTGAACAATAATCACAAGTAATAACTCCTTCCCCTGGACACTCAGATAGTTTTGAACCCTCTCCCTTACAACTTGGGCACGGCTCGTTTCCTACTTCTTCAAACGCATATTGAAATCCGTCTGACAATTCACGAAGGCATGTAAGTGCCTCTATTGCTCTTGTGGCTTTTGCTTCAACCAATTTTGCAGCACGAAGTATTTCTGGTGTAGGGGTTAGACGGACAATCTCGTAAGTCTTCTCAGGAAGGTCAAGACAATCTCTCTTGAACTGTACCAGCACCAATCCATTCAACCGTCGATACAACTTACTAACCTCATTAACGGATGGTTTGAACGGGTGGTCGTCTGGATGTACATCCTTGTGTGCCCCACATAGGGCGCACTTAGTCTCATCATCCAGCCATGTAATCAGGTGCCTGTAGGTTTGTCCAGAAATACTTGTTCGTTCTTCCGTCAGACTAAGGCGTGCCCTAAGGTCATTGGAGTTCTTTTCCTTAATAAACCCAGGACAAGCAACCTCACATTGGTGCCACCAATCGTCAGGTGATTTAGGTGCAGGTGTACCGGACATAAGGACAATATAACCTTCATCACCCCATGCCTCACGGACTGCATCTGCCAAATACTTTGCTGCTTGACTACGCTGTGCTGAGGCAATTTTAATTCGGCTGCTCTCATCAAACACAACATACTGAGGAACATTGGTACCATCCCAATCTTTAAGAACCTTGATTAGACCCTCGTAAGTCATCATCTTGAACTGTACGGTGCAGCCCCACTTCACCAACTCTCTTGAGAAAGCCTTTACGCCTGCCCGTGGGCCTACGTACCACGCGTTGGCTGGTTTAACCTTCTCCGCAACGTCAATCGCTACCAAGGACTTCCCACAACCCATCTCAGATGCCAGAATACCATACTTACGCTGTGCTACGTGTAGGGCAGCATCCTTTTGATGCTGATACAAAGACCGGGTTGTTTCCCATGACCCAGTAACATCCTCGTCATAACGATGGAAGGGATTTCCAATAGGTTCCCTATTGGAAGCATCCAATGCTGCCCACTGCATCCATCGTAGTTGAAAATCATTCCGCTGGTTTTTAGTGATTGACCACTCTTTTTCTTCCGGGTGCCATTTTGCCCCAGCAAGTCCTTTTACTTCCTTAATAAGTTGTGGGTTGTACCCAAAATGAAGGAATAGGCGAGAGCCACGTTCTTCTACTTGAATTGGAATACGGCTATTACCTACTCGAACTTTTATTTCAGCCATTGAGAACCTCGTAGTAATCAAGCATCTTTAGTTGTTGTAGAGCCAGAGTTTTAAAATTCTTTACCTGTTTATCATCACGTTCCATGATGATAATAGTCTCTATCCAATCCTTCATCGACCCTGTAATGAATGCCACACATTCATCATCACCTTCAACATGGTGTACTCTTAGCTGAGTCACCTCGGCTAAGTTTGCAGGATACTCATGCTTCTCACAAGTCATCAACATAGTTAGGTAGTAGTGGTCAAGTTTAGATTCTTTTAGGATACTAAGGGAAGCCTTCTGTTCTTTGTTACTTACCGGGATGGTAAGTAACAGTGCCAACGGGCTTTCAGTTTTGATACCAAGGCAATCCAAGATACGCGTTGGACTGTGCCCCAATACCCGTTGGCACTCCGTAACAAACATTGTCCAATTCACCACGGGGCCAGTAAGAATGTTTACAAGCATCGTGCTACACTCTTAAAGGTAACATATTCCAGGGGAAACAATGTCCCATCCCGCATCATAATATCCACACCAGGAGGGCTGTCTTCAAACCCATCACGTTCTTCCACTGCCATAATAGAATCAGCATCAACAATCAACACTGTCTTCTTATGGGTATTCTTAATCTTGATGAGACGCATTACTTTTTTACCTCACACGCCACAGAATATCCTACCCAACTATCAACACCCAACTTTTCAAGAGTCGTGAGGAATTTACTGCGTTCCTTCAGTGCTTCATATTCTTCTTTACTAATTGCTACAACATCGGTGGTTACTTTATCTTGCATTAGTCATTCACCCCTGACATATCGATTGCGTCATCCCATCCATCCCAATCATCTACTCCACATGCCCTCAAACACTTAAGTATGTTAGAGTCCTCTACTAACTGGTCATAAGTCTCTTTGTTAATAGTAATCATTTCTTCACCCATTATGTTTTCGCCTTAAAATATACCACCCACCGGATATTCCGGTGGGTGGCTTTGCTGGCGGCAGTAGTCCGCCTCCGTTACCCCGACTACAGGGCACTACAAGACCACTTTTACAGTGGTGTTCGGGTTGCTTTCCAAGTATGCTACATGCCCGGAAAAACGCCCTCTGGTGGCTAAGCAGTAGGCTCTCTGATTCCTTGTTGCACATAAGCCGGAGCGAGTGGTATCCACTCTATAGTCAAACCCGCCTTGATACATAGGGGCCAACCTATGCAAGATTAACGCTCGCGTGTATTACCGTCGTCCTCAACTTTTTCTTCAGCAACGCCATCAACCGGGTTAAGGAACTTTTGCAATTCAATCTTTGCAGAACCCATATCCGGTGCATCAAACGGGGTGGAGCATTCCGTAACGTGCATCTTCTGGAAGGGATTTGCACCCTTGTCATGGAACACGCTGGACAACGTAACAGGCTTGTGGATGTTTGATTCAATAAACGGTGCAACCCACTTTGCGGAAACACTTGTACAAGCAAGTGTAGCAAACACTTTCTTCACAGGGATGTAAAGAAGGAACTCATTGCCAAACGAACAGGTTTTGTTTGCAGCCTTCATGGTCATCTCCATAACAGACTTGTCCATGATTCGTTTAAACTCACCAGTAGGTTGCCCCTCTGCATCACACCTGGGGTAATGAACAAAGATGGGGTGGGTCTTGTCTGTCATATCCATAGCCACTGGACGCTTTGCAAGAACCAGCACATCAACTCGTTCCCCAAGGTCAATAAGCGGCTGATTGGAATAAATCAGCGCATAGTTGTCAGCCGGAAACTCCTTCTTTTTCACTTCATTGGATGCCGCTGTTTTGAGTTGAATACGGGGGGTGAAACTGTTGGTGGGAACTGCTGAAAAATCGTTTGCACTGAAACTGCTTGTTACTCCCAAATCATTGTAATTGACTACTTCGTTTGTCATTTGCTGTCTTTCTTGCAAGGAATTTGTTTTCTTGCTCTATTAGGTTTTTAGGGTCTAAGTGGACTACCCACTTTAGAGCCATTACTGCTGCGTCTAACGGTGTCATACTATCGTACATACTGTACGATAGTATCTCATCCGGCTCCTTAATCTCTTTAAGGATGTCCTTCATCCAACGCATTGTTGCTACAGGTTCAAATACCTTTTTTTCTTTTGCGCCAAATTTCCCCCTTTCATTACGAAGATAAGACTTATACCGCACAAGGAACTCATGCCTGGGTAACGTAAGCGCATAGTCAATCCACTCTTGCGTAACCGGGTTAATTCGTGCCAGTATCCATGCCGTATTAACTTCAATCTGCCCGGAATCAATCATTTTAATCAGTGCTGGGTCAGTGATGTTACGGGCAAGTTGAAGGGTATATGATACCCACGATTTGTCCTTACATATCATATCACCAAGTTGCGCGTTTGTCAAGTGTTTATTTTCACTTATTTGCAACAGCCGTTTAGCATACTGCATGGGGGTTGTTTCTACTTTATGCAGATTCTTGACAATCTGCAATCGCATAACATCTTCATCACTACGCTCAGAAATGTTACAGGGTATAGAGGATAACCGTAGTTGCTTGGCTGCTTCAAAACGGTGCATACCATCCACCACCTCGAATTTAGTTTTATTTGGGCGTACATCAATTGCCCCCATAAATCCAGAGGTTCGGATGGCCTCTAAAATTCCTATGTAGTCTTTGCTTTTTTTATTGACGGGGCGTAGAAGATGCTTCGTGGGGACAATATCTTGGATGGGGATTTCTTTAAGCAATTAGTTGCCTCGCCAAGTATTCACATTCTTGTTTTACATATTCCAAAGAACGCATAATGTCCCAGGGTTCATTATTGTATTTAGTTGCATCCCCCAAATGGGCACAGTCAAATCCAAACCACCACCATTTCCAGGGGTTGTTGGTAGGGTATGTCCCCTCACTCATCTCAGAATAAGTCAACCCACCATGCACTTCCACATCCACGCAATTATAATTTACTCCATACCATTGGCTTGTGGGGGGCACTTCCACATACCCACAACGGTGTGAGTCATGGACAAACAATACTGCGGCATGTAACCCTGCTGTTGTTACCCATTCTGCTTCAATCATGTTAGTATCCTTTCAGGGTTGGTACATCGATGTTTGTTTTACCATCAATAACCAAAATCTTACCAAAAATTTCACGGGCATAATTCTTTATGCCTTCAGTGTCGTAATGGGTGTAGGTTGGTAAAAGTATTCGATTTCCATGTTAGTATCCTTTAAAAGAAACTACTGCGGGAGCGACCCACAGGGGTCACCAGGCGACACTGTCCCGGCATTAGATATAAAGTCTACCACAAAATCTTCCCTGTTGTCAAGGATTATTTTACATCATTCCACCAGAATCTTCACCATTGATGTGGTCAAGAACCTTTATTGCTCCCATCATAAGAAGCATTAGGCAGAAATAGTCTAACACGTTAGACTGTTTGCTGTCAACCCCTAATTTCTCACTGATTTTGGGTAACAGGATTTTACCTGAAAAGTAACCCAATTCCTGATCGTTTTTTGGGAGAGTCAGTCCAAAAAGCAAAAAGATCAGTAAAACGATCAGTAAATTTGCTAAGAAAAAGTCCATTCCTGATCAAATTACTGATTTAAGATCATTTTTACCTATTCTACTCCACTAGAAAAATATGTGTTATATATATGAAAATGTAGAGTAGGGATTTTTGGGCAAAATCAGTGAATTGCGTCAGTTTACGATTTTTCTTGACTTATGGCGTTCCGACGTGGTAGACTATTTCTGGTTTGAAAGGAGGTCAACCATGAAAACGCATTATGAAAAGGTGTTTGACACAGTTGGTGATGACAACATTCTATGGAACTGTTTAATAGCATTCAAGAATGAGGTAGTTGAGAAGTACATACGAGCAAGGATTACAGGCAGTGATTATGATAAATGGAGATGGTTTAAAAACCATACCACGGTGCATGACTTAAAAGAAGACTGCATTACTGATGCAACATGGACTATAACCATCAAACCAGTGTCAATAAAGGACGGTCTATTGCGGGTTGATATAAAAGGAACCTATGCTGGTAACTCATTGCGTATGGGAGACTTTATACAATATACCACTAACCCAGACTATCTTATTGATAAACTGCGTCGTACTATTTGGGAGAACCTATGCAACTAATTGACAAAGAAGGTAAACCTATCGGCACAGTAGACATGATGTTTGGGTTTAAGATAACCCTTGAAACTGGGCAGATTATCAGGAATTGCCAAGACTATACCACGCTTGAAGATTGCATGAAGGCTATTGAGGAGGTTACTAATGATAACCAACCATAAACATGATGTAGAAGGCGATATATGTACATTCTATTCAACACGGGAAGATGGTAGTATCGTCGCCTATTGGGCATGTCACTGTGACCCCTATACATGGGAATATAGGTTCCCCGATGGTCATAGAGTTATAAATGTACATGAATTTGATACCTTTGATGAGTGTATGTCACACTTGCTTAATACTCTGAAGGAGATGGAATAATGGTCTACTTAGTGGATGAGAAGGGTAATAAAGTTTACCCGTCAAATGAGTGTAGTTGTAACCCATGTGTTGTAAATGGGTTAGAGTATGAAGTAACAGGGTTTAGGAATGGGGATGTTCTTACCAAGCGTGAAGAAACCCAGTATGAAAGGGCTGGTAGGTGGAAATTATCCACCGGACACATATTGGAAAAGAAATTCGGTGTGGAAGTAAAGCATTCGTGTGAAAAGGATAAAATACTTGGATACCCCTTTGCTAAATGGGAACAGTGTGAAGCCTCTCGGTATGAGTATCATAAGACCCATTATGATTTGACTTTTAATCAGTTTGTGAGACTTACAAACATTGATAAATATTCCAATGTCTGTCCGGTTAGTTGCAGAAGATATGCCACCTGCTCATACCCTAAAGATGGTGTATGCTGGGAGTATCTTCCACCCAAATGATAGAGACTGATAATTATTGGCTTAATAAACCACACAATGGTAATTGCTATAAGGGATTCTGCCCTGTTACTGGCTATAACTATAAAATAGTCGGTACAAAGAAAATCGGGAAGCATTATGGTGTCCCTATCAGAAAATTCCTTATAGACCCAGAGTCACCTAACATAATCCACCAAGAAATTTGTGGTATTACATATTCTGGCGGTGTTCTGTCCCTTTCACTTGTGAATTACCCCGATGTAAAGATTTCAGGATGGGCACAAGTAAGACACAACGATTTGGTAGTAGGTGATATTGTGGATAACTTCTTCATAACCCATTATTCGATTTGGATTAAGACTAAGGATGGTTCGGGCATGTGGGGGACCGCTAAGGAAGGAAGTATACGATTTGCTAAAAACTGAGGCTATCAAGAATTTTTTAACTAATGCTACACACCAAGACTTATCTGAACTTTACAGTGCTGATATGGAATGCCAAGTAAATGTAGCGCAGGACGATGGAGAACTTGTTATTGGGGAGTATAAGGGAAACAACTACAAGGCTTATACAGATGGTGATGAGACTTGGAAGGTATTCCGTATTCCCTATCATGCAGACACAAAGCCAGAGTACGAAGATAAACCACTCACATGGAATTTGGCTAAGCACGTTGATGCAATTGGTATGACCGGATGGGATTGGAAGAACCTTGTGTCCCGTTGGGTTGCGTTCGATTTTGACTCAGTTATGAATCATGCTGTCGGTCTGACTCAAGATGAGTTGGACGGAATCATTCATGCAGTAACCGATATACCTTGGGTAACTCTCCGTAAGTCTACCTCTGGGTCAGGGTTTCACATTTATGTGTTTCTAAATGTACCTACCGCTAACCACACAGAACATGCCGCACTCGCACGCAGCATCCTTGGTCAGATTTCTGCCTTGTCCGGTATTGTCCTTGAGTCCAAGGTAGATACCTGTGGTGGTAACATGTGGGTGTGGGGGCGTAAGATGGAGGGTACGGATGGGCTAAGCCTTATCAAGCAAGGTATCCCTCTTGATGAACCCCCTCCTAACTGGAGAGACCACGTAAAGGTTATTCGTGTTTCTAATCGTAGGCAAGAAGCAAAAGATGCCGACTTTTTAGAACAACTCAGTGGACAGTACCCTCGTGTTTCCTTAACGGATGAACATCGTCAGTTACTAACTTATCTTGAGGACAGTAATAGTGCATGGTGGTGGGACCAAGACCATTATGCTCTTGTCGCCCACACTTATATGCTTCAAAAGGCACACAAGGACTTGGGCTTTAAAGGTGTCTTTAAAACCAACTCAACTGGTTCAGACTTAACCTCCCAGAATTGTTTCTGCTTCCCGCTTCCAAAGGGGGCATGGGTGGTTCGTAGGTTCGGAAATGGGTGTCAAGAAGATACTACTTGGACACAGGATAACAGTGGCTGGACAAAGTGCTTCTATAACGCTGTTCCAGACCTTCTGACGGCTTCCAGAGCCGAAGGTGGCTTAGAGGACACAACGGGGGAGATTGTCTTTAAAACGTCTTCAGCAGCGGTTACAGCGGCATCTATCCTCGGTGCGGCTATCGACGTTCCTAAAGAGATGGAGTACCGTGGGACAACCTTGAAAGAACACAAGGATGGTCGTCTTATTGTTTCCATCAAACAAGAAGAAGGTGACTCCATGCCCGGATGGTTAGGTAAGAAGGGGAAATGGGTCAAGATGTTTAATACCACTACCGAGACCGTTCGTGAGTCAGAGGTAAGCACAGATGATGAGAAGGTTCGTCACTTGGTTGACTCTAAAGGAAATGATGCAGATTGGGTTCTTCTTCGTGGTGGTGCTTGGGGTGAGGAGCCTGTTGCAAATGTTCGGGCAGCCCTTCAGTCTCTTGGATATACCAGCAAAGAAGCAACTCAGTACACTGGAGGATGTATCCTAAACCCCTGGAAGATTATCAATCGTCCGTTCGATGTGGAATATCCAGGCGACCGTGTATGGAATAGGTTTGGGGCTAAGTTCAAATATACCCCAAGCGAAGATAAGGATAATCTGTCTTACCCCACATGGACACAAATGTTAAACCATTGTGGCAGTAGTTTAGATAGTTGTCTTTCTGATAATGATTGGGCAAGAGAGAACGGTGTTTGTACCGGGGCGGATTATCTTAAAATTTGGATTGCGTCTCTGTTCCAAAATCCTTATGAGCATCTTCCCTACCTGTTCTTTTATGGGAATGAGAACACAGGTAAATCTTCGTTTCATGTGGCACTTAAAAAACTTTTCACTGAAGGATACATGTTTGCCAAACAAGCCCTGAAGAGTAAGGATGCCTTCAACTATGAAATTGAAGGTAAGGTTCTTTGTGTTGTGGAAGAGATTGATTTGTCTAAAGAACCTGAAGCGTTGCACCGTATCAAGGATTGGGTAACAAGCCCTGATCTGTTGATTCACCGGAAAGGAGATACACCTTACCACTCAGACAATACAACGCACTGGATTCAATGTGCAAACTTTGCATCTTACTGCCCCACGTTCCCCGGTGATACTCGCATAACCGTATTTCATGTTCCAGACATTCCAGAGGAGAACAGAGTACCAGAACACATATTCAGTAACTTGCTTGAAAAAGAAGCACCTGACTTTCTGGCAGCAGTATTGAATCTGGAAATCCCTGAATCTAATGACCGCCTGAAGGTGCCTGTGATTGAATCAATGGAGAAGAGTAATTTGCAGAATACCAATGAAACATCGCTGTCAAGATTCCTTGAGGACTTCTGCGATTTTGTAGATGGTGGTGTTATTAAGTTCTCTGAGTTCTACCGAAAGTTCAATGACTTGTCAGAAGATGCAGAGACATGGACAAAGAACAGGTTGTCAAAAGAGTTCCCACTATACAACATCATTAGTGGGCGTTACCCAAAAGATAATGGACAACGCTATATGGCAAACTTAGTTTGGAAAGATTCACCACACCCGGAAGGAGAGCAACCTTGGATACTCAAGGGGAAAATGTTGACACGTCAGGAGTAGAGGTGTAGAGTGTTTCTTGTAGTTAAATAAACCAAGGAGAAAAGAAAGATGAAAAAAATTGACTTGTTTGTAGTAGACCCACAGCATGACTTTTGTGACCCCACAGGAGCATTGTTTGTGCAAGGTGCTGACTCAGATATGAGTCGGCTTGTTAAGATGGTTGATAAGTATGGGGACAAATTGAATGACATCCGTGTGTCGTTGGATTCCCACTCGTTTAACCACATTGCACACCCCAACATGTGGGTGGATGCAAATGGTAAACACCCTAACCCGTTTACGGTTATTTCCGTTACGGATGTGAAGAACGGCGTGTGGAATCCTACCCTTCCCCAACTCCGCAATCGTTTCCTTGATTACGTTAAAACGTTGGAACAGAACAGCCGCTATGTTCTTTGTATCTGGCCCCCGCATTGTTTGATTGGTAGCACCGGGCACAAGGTGTATGCAGAGTTGTATGAGTCTCTCCTTCGTTGGGAAGAAAAAGAGACTGCGTGGGTCAATTACATCACGAAAGGGTCTAACCCATTCACGGAACACTACTCACTTCTTCTGGCTGACGTACCTGACCCAAAAGATTGCAACACTCAACTTAACACCGAACTGATTGATACCTTGAAAAAGGCCGACGTTGTTCTTGTGGCTGGTGAGGCTCTGAGCCACTGTGTCTGTAATAGCGTTACTGACCTTGCTAATAACTTCGGGGAAGATAACATTAAGAAGATTGTGTTGTTGCAAGATGCCACATCGAATGTTACTGGGTTTGAAGCATTGGGTGAGAAGTTTGTGAAAGACATGACAGCGCGTGGAATGCAAATTAGCACCACAGTTGATTTCTTCAAAGGAGTTAAATAATATGCCCCGCATTACTGATGAAGTTATGAATACCCCCCACGGGTATCACTTTAACACCACCCCTGCAACTGACCTTGAAGCCAGTGAGTATACCTTGGTTTCTATCATTCAAGACCAATCAGGGTCAGTAGATTCTTTTAAGACTGAGATGATTTCGTGTTTGAAAGAAATTATTGATGCTTGTAAAAAATCCCCCCGTGCTGAAAATCTGCTTCTCCGAACGGTGTTGTTTAATAACAAACTGACAGAGTTCCACGGGTTTAAGATGTTGAACAGTATCGACCAGAATGATTATGATGATGTGTTCAAGGGTATTGGTGGAATGACGGCGTTGTATGATGCTACACATACCTCTATTGATGCTACACTGACGTATGGTTCCACATTTCCAAAGAGTGGTATAAATTGCAACGCGGTTATCTTTGTTATCACGGATGGGGAAGATAACTCATCCAATTTTGCTCCCTACAAAATCAAAGCCCTTCTTGACGATGCTAAAAAGAGTGAGGGAGTTGAATCAGTAACTGTCGTACTGATCGGGGTTACTGGCGGGGAGGCTATATTGAGTCGTGGTCTTGAAGCCTTCAAAAACAGTGCCGGGCTTGACCAGTTTGTTGATATTGGTGAGGCATCCAAAAACAAACTTGCTAAACTCGCTTCCTTTGTAAGCCGCTCTATCAGCAGTGTAAGTCAATCCTTGGGGAGTGGGGCAAGCCAGCCCCTTACATTCTAACATGTACAACACAGATTCCTTTTTCACAATTGGGTCAACACACAAAGTATGTGAAGATTATTCATCTAACGGGGTTATAAACGGGGTACATTATGCTATTGTTAGTGATGGTTGTAGTTCATCCAAGAACACTGACATTGGTGCAAGACTCCTTACCCTATGTGCCATCCAAGTAATCAGTGAAAATGGAATCTGTTTTAATATTTGGGACTTCGAGGAATTACTACTTGGTAAATTAAGGAGTAGTATGCTACCCCTTAATTTACCAAGCACAGTATTTGATGCTACTTTGATAGTGGCTATGGCTACAGACAGCATGGGTGTTGTTTATGCTTGGGGAGATGGGGTAATCTCTATTGACGGGGTACACCATGACATCCAGTATTCATCAAACGCCCCCTACTATTTGAGTTACAAGTTAGACCCAAATAGAGATGCTGCTTATGAAAAGCAACTGTGCCAAGGGTTTTCAAAGAGCATCGGTGAAATAAGAACCCCGATTGCACTGTATGCTGAGTACCCACAGAAGATTGTTATTATGTCGGATGGAATACAACAATTTTTCAAGGGTGATGAAGTAGTAGACATGGGGGATGAGGTTATTAGTTTCCCCTCTATTAAGGGGGTGTTCTTACAAAAGAAACTTAACCTGTTGAAGCGATATTTGACCACAAATGGTATACACCATAAAGATGATTTTTCAATGGCAGCGATAGTTAGGAGTGATAATGAAAGTTCAAATTGATGGGTATGGTGAATGTTCATTAACTGACTCTAACTATGTGGCATCGGGCGGGGAGGGGACTGTATACAAGTTAAACAACGATATGGCGGTAAAAGTTTACCATGATCCACGAAAGATGCTACCTACCAAAAAGATTACTGAACTCTCCCTAATTAAAAAACAAAATGTGATAGCCCCAATCAAAATAGTTAAAGACCAACAGGGTGTACCTATTGGGTATGTTACTAAGTTTGTGCAAGATGCCCAGCCCATGTGTAAATACTTCACTAAGGGGTATAGAGACACTATTGGATTCACAGATAAAGACGCTGTAAAGATGGTAACAGAACTCATTGAAACAGTTAAAAGTATCCATTCAGCAGGTGTACTGGTTGTTGATTTGAATGAAATGAATTTGATTATTTCAAACAATATCCCATACTTCATTGATGTGGATAGTTACCAAACAAAATCATTTAAGGCAACTGCTTTGATGGATTCAGTTAAAGACTTTAGCGCGACCACGTTTACTGAGAAAAGTGATTGGTTCTCTTTGGCGGTTATTGCTTTTCAACTTTACATTGGCATACATCCCTACAAGGGCGCACACCCTAAATATGCACCAAAAGAATGGTTGAAGCGGATGCAGAATAATGCGTCTGTTTTTGACTCGGGGGTTAAACTTCCACCATCCTGCCGCCCACTGACAGTCATACCGAGTAACCAACTGGAATGGTTTAAAAGAGTGTTTAGACATGGTGATAGGTTAGAACCGCCTGTAGGAATGGGGGCTATTACAGCCCAGACAGTATTGTTTACTCCCTCTAATTCAGCCTTCACTATTGTTGAATGTCCTATGGTGAAGAAGGTTAAACTACCTAAAAACACAATGGTTAGAGATGGCAGGTATTACACTGTGAGTAACATCCTTCTTGAACAACCTGGTAAAAAACTCTGCTCTTTGCTTAACCCAAAGATTTTTGATGGGGTAGTTTATCAAGACCTATTAGGTAGACCGTATTTTGCGATTCCATACGAACAGGGTTCTATCTGGTTGAAGGAGATACCAGAAGTATTCGGGCACAGGGTTATTGATGTTAAGGGTGAGGATACAATCTTAGTAGTCATTGCTGAGAAAGCAGGAAAATACTACAGGTTCGTTTGTGTGTTTGATAAAAAATATACTACATATACCTGCCGCGTTGTAGAGACAGATGACAAGATAGTAAACTTCACCAAGGTTCCTAATGGTCCGTGTGTGTTGATGGATGGAGATACAATGGAAGTATTCATGGATAACGCCAAGGTAAAGGAAATACCAAATTGTCCGCTGGATTCTTCCATGCCGCTGTCAAACATAAGTGGCAAGGTGTACTATACGGATGGAAATAAAAATTACTCTATTAAGATGAATGGATAAAGTATGTCTAATTTTGACCAGAACCAGCATGGAAGTGAAGAGTGGCTTACGCCAAAGTATATTATCGAAGCGTTGGGATGCTTCGATTTAGACCCTTGCAGTCCAATCAATCGGCCTTGGAAGACAGCAACGCGGCACTTCACAAAGGACGATGACGGTCTTCTTATGGATTGGGACGGGCGTGTATGGCTTAATCCCCCTTATGGTAAAGAAACTATTAAGTGGGTTAAGAAGTTGGCTGCACACGGTAATGGTATAGCCCTTATCTTTGCACGTACCGACACCAAGATGTTCCAAGAGATAGTGTTCCCAAATATGAGCGGTATTCTTTTTCTTGAAAAACGCTTGCAATTTTGCAAGGGTGATGGTACAATTTATCCTAACAATGCAGGAGCACCTTCGGTGCTTGTTGCATTTGGTAAAGAGAATGCCCAGATTCTTCGGGCATGTGGGTTGAAAGGATACTTCCATGAAGTGGATTAGCGTGCTACAAGGAAGCCCCCCGTATGATATACCTCTACTCGTTACAGCAAACGGGGTAGTATGTGTTGCTACATGCTATGAGGGAGAATATACAATGTGGGTATGTAATGATGATATTATTCATCAAGTTACACATTGGATGCCACTGCCGGAGGTGCCTAAATGAATCTGATTGATGCAGTTAGTTCAGCGGTGCACTCAGGATGTAAAATAAGCCACCCTAACTGGCATGGAGGGTATTGTGTTTATGAAGGGTACCCTAAAGATGACCCAGACCCACAATACCACCTAATGTATTATTATCCCTATGCAAAAGAAGCAGAGATACCCCCAGTGTTTGTTCATTTCAGAGCAGAAGATATTCTTAGCGAGGAGTGGTTTGCGCTATATGATTAACTACGTCGGCATTACCGGAAAAGCAGGAAGTGGCAAGAGTACAGCGGCTGATTTTATTAAGGCACAGTGCCACAGAAGTACCGTGGCACTAATCATTCCCTTCGCAAAACGTCTCAAAGAAATGGCTAAACTTGCCGGGTGGGATGGGCAGAAGGATGAGAAGGGTCGCAAGTTCCTCCAGGATTTTGGGGAACTATTCCGCCGTTATGATGATAAGTATTGGGTAAGAGAATGGAAGACTGAAGCAGATTCTATGCTTCAGGAAGTAAGATATTACAAGGGATTTGATGCCCCAAAAGACTACCTGATTATTGTGGATGATGTACGCTACAACAATGAGGCGGAAGAGATTATTCGTCTTGGTGGGAAGGTGATTAAGATTTATGGTAGAGGAGGACTCGCCAAGGAACTTGGTGAGCATTCAAGCGAACAAGGCATCAACCCAGAGTACATTAGCAACGGCATTAACAATTCAGGAACATTCGCAGAACTGGCTAAGGAGGTGTCAAATGATTGATAGAATAAATTTAGTGAATGAAGGGATGTCAGACCCTCCTTGGGAATCTGAACCAACACCGAAGGGACAATATTGCCGAGTAGAAGACGTAGAAGAACTTGAGTTGGATTATATGGATTTATCACAAATGCTAAATGACGTTCTATGTAAGTTAGAAACTGCTCTAGGGGAATATGACGTAGTAGAAGAACTCAGTGAGGCTAATTCATATCTGGAAAAAGCAAGGAGATATTTTAATGAGAGATAGACAGGATGCAACAATAGGCGGGATATTAGAAACCCCAGATGGGTTTTGGGTATGTGGTGCTGATTTTGATGCTGATGAGCCTTATATAAAAATATGTGATAACCTACGCACAACCTCAAAAGAAACAAAGATATTAGTACCTAAATCATTGGCATATTATTTGTCCACCCATTGGTGTGGGTCAGAAAAAATGCACAAGGAAATTGTTAATAGAACGACCGCCACAGTCAAATCACAGATAAGAGAGGCACTTGGACTATGAATCTTCCAGTTAAGAGATGCCCTACATGCAGTGGGTATGGTCATTATCATGTAGGATGGGGATATGTCTCCTGTGATGACTGTGGTAAGACAGGCTACTTGGCTCCCTGTGAAGATTGTCAGATGAAAGAAGCATTGGAACAACATGTTCTGGAACTTGAGAAAGAACTTGAGCAGTGGAGAAGTTATTCTCACCCGTGGGTAACGTCCCAAGGAGACCCGGAGGGCTTAACCCCAGAAAGAGTAAGAGAACTTACCAACAAGGCACTTGATGAGAAGGAGGAATTGGAGTCCGAATTAGGGGAGTTAGAAGAACATCAAGAACAACATCAATGTAGTGATGACTGCCAACTGGCATATCTATCACAGATCGAAAACTGAAAGACCGCGTGAGGGTTCTTGAGGATGAAACACTACGCCAACAAACCATCTTAGACAATCTTCCCTGGGGCATTTGCCATTGTGGGAAAAGATTGTCTGCTATTGGGTATCTCAATTCCTCCGCTCTTTTAAGGTGTGCAGACGGACACGAAATACTATCAGATTATCATAAAACGGTCAAGGGGATTTAACTAATGGCAAGTAAAATAGCAATGTTGTTCCAAGAATGGCTGGACAACCACCCAGACGAATGTAAATTTTTACAGGGGTCAAAACAAATGGGGACAGCCTATCACAATTTTAGGGCTGGAGTATTAGAAGAAAACAAACTCATTCTTGAAGTGGAGGAATAGATGTCCAACTCACTTGAGCACTTCTTCGGAGAACAGTTGGTGGCAGTTGACACCGAGACAACTGGTACAGACCCGGAGAAGCATGAAATATGGCAATGGTCTATTGTACCCTTGAACGCTGATATGGAACCGATTGACCCCGTGTTTGACTGCTACATCAAACCGGAACACCCTGAGGATGCAGACCCAGCGGCCTTACGCGTGAATGGCAGTGGTTACAAGAAAGCCTTGCTGCACGGATTGACAAGGGAGGCAGCACTTCGATATTTTGAGGAATGGGTTATTGGACTGAAACTACCCTATGAAAAAAATGGTGTTGTTCGCAAACGTATGATTCCACTGGGGCACAATTACATTGCATTTGATAAGCCCTTCCTTGAATCAATCATGGGGCGGGAGTTGTACTCCCACTACTTCAGTCATCATCCGCGAGACACAATGGCTGTTGCTAATTTTATGAATGACCATTCTGTCATGAATGGAAAAGAATATCCTTGGTCTAAAGTAGGTTTGGAGTCCATGTGTAACAAGGAAGGTATTGAAACCCCCAATAGCCACAACTCCCTTTGGGATTGTTTGGCTACCGCTAAGTTGTACAAACGCCTTACAGAAATGAGTATCCGGGTATAACAAAAAGTCCCACGAGACACTTAGTGTCTCGTGGGTTTTTTCATGCCTTATACGTACCCATCTTTAACATCCAGAACAAAATAATACCTGCTAAAATATAGCCGATTATTACACTGTTCATCGCACCAACCTCTTGAACCGCCTACTTGCTTGGTTATGGCGTATGATAGGTTCTCCACAGTTAGCCATCAGGTCAAATATCTGGCAATACTGTGGGGGAATATCTGTTACAGTACACCCAAGTTCTTTAGCATGTTCCTTTATGACTTTCTGTAGAATGTGGTTATCCATCTGGTCTGAATTGGCTGCTTGTACTTCTGCCCATTTAGAGATAAGACTGCGGGACGCAGGATTATTTCTAATGAACATAGTCCCATTCAGTAACTCCCGACCATCCTTATAGTGCATACCAATATCACCCGGCATGGTTTCAAAGTATTTTGGGTAAGCCAGAACCTCAGCATCTGCATCAAGGTAGAGAATATCGTCTGGATAATTGTCCAACGCTTCAAGAATAATACCGGGTTTCAGAGAACAGTTAGAAGCCCAACTACCTTTACTCTCAACTGGCTTCATGTGAGAAATCATGTGAAGTTTAGAAAGAGACCTACGAAGGTTTAATATCTCCGTTTGATAGGGGGTGTTTACCGTGTAAAATGATATTACGATCATTACGCTTCTTCTCCAGTATCTCACAATTGCGCTTGTAACGCTTTGCTATAAATTCGGGGTCTTGTCCATACGTCCCCCGTTTATGGTATAGATGAACCACTCGTGCAGGTATCTCAATAAACTTAAAGTCTGCTTCTACCATTCTTTCGTAGAAGTCAATATCTTCACAGGCATGACCATCAGCAAACTCTTCATCATAGCCAAGATAGTCTTCACGACGGAACGCCTGACAGCATGAATACTGTGTACCCAACTTATACCTGTTTGAGTAGACCCCCTGTTTTCCATGATTCAACGCCCCCAGATAAACTCCGTTAATATCATCCATCCCATCAGGGTGTACCAAGGTCTTTACACCTATGTTCTTCACCATCTGTTCAATGGTATTACCCAAGTGAAATATCTCTGCATGGTTGAAGATAATAATATCCCCAGTTGTAAGATTTACCCCGGTGTTAGCCGATACACACCACGTTCTTGGTTTTGTATTACCTGTGAAATGTACCCTGATATTATTCTTGGAACAGAATTGTTTTAAGTCAGCCTGTTCAGGGGTATCGGAAATAACAAGGACTTCAATGTTAGGTTTAAGTTGTTTCCGTAGGGTTGGCCAGCATTTCGCAAGATACCTTAGTTTGTTGTGGCAGAAGATTATTAAGGACACCGTAGGTGTCCTTACCATGGCTTGTGAAATATTTTTGGGGATTGGCTTTTTACTATCCACATTAACTACTACCGAACCTTCAGCAATCTTATCAATTATTTCTGTGTTTTTAATAAGACGCTCCTTGCGTTTCTCTTCAAGAAGCAAACGGTTCTTTTCCCATTTAGCATTACGGTTTTTTGTTACACCCCGCTTATGGAATAGATGCACAACTTTAGCAGGTACTTCTACGAAGGTACACCCAGAATGCTCCATACGTTCAGAAAAATCTACATCCTCAAACGCATGCCCTTCTGCAAAGTCTTCATCAAAACCAACGTAGTCTTCTTTACGGAAACCTTGTATGAAGGACACACGGGTGTTTAAACTCGTGCACGTCTCTAAGTCCCCATCTTTACCAGACTGAACAACCTTCAGATACTTACCACTCTGGTCGTCATACCCAATAGGATGCACAACTGTTTTAGGCTTAATGGTGGCTATCATATCGACAAGTACCTTGTCGATATGATAGATTTCAGCATGACAAAGAATGATGTTCTCACCTGTTGCCAACTCTACACCTTTGTTAGCAGTTACACACCATGTACGGGGTTCTTCATTCTGGGTGAAATGGAACTTCACACCCATCTCTGTACAGTATTCAATCAAGTCATCCTGATAAGGGGTATCAGAGATAACCAATATCTCTAAATCAGGAACGTTCTGCTTCAGTATTGTTGGTAGACACAACTTGAGTAGTTCCAGTTTGTTGCAACACGTTATCACTAATGTCGTCTTCGGCATAAACTTCGGGTAATCCTTCCAGTGGATTTGGCATCTTCATGCCAAGTATCTTGCATAAGTGCCGCATATCTATACGACAATATGTGTCTGCTACTTCAATTGGTGATGCCAAGTGGCTTCAACCCCCGTTTCTTTTAGAACCTTTGCAATCTGTTGGTTTATCCCCTTGAAACAATCACTGTTACTACCACGCCCTTTGAACTCAATTATTTTGTCTGAGTAGTTACCAACACCATCCCATGAGTCAAAGCCAATGAAGTTTATTTTCTTTACCCCAAAGGAATGAAACAATTCAATGGCTACTGTGGCCGTACTGTAGCAGGTCTGAACCTGAACATGCTTCTGCCATGTGTAATCATTCGGGAAGTTGTAACGTGCCGCTGAGGGCTTCTTAAACACAATGATGTGGGGTGGCAATGGTTCATGGTCATAGGTCAGGTGTCTTGATGGGACACACTTCCCCATATACTTATCCAAGACACGTTCATCAAGGGCAATTGCTCCCCAACAGTCCGGTACAAAATATGCTGCTTCATTGATTCCTACTCGGTACTTCCCTGCCTTAGACCAGTCGAAAGTATCCAGACTTGGCCCCTTACCAGCCAGCCAAATCTCGTCTGTAATTTGCATGTAAATGCCTTTCTATAGGTATCCATTCATTAAACCGATTTAAATACTCAATCGCTACTATATCCTCTTTGTCCCAGAAAAATACTTGGTACAACTTACCATCTGAAACAAGGAGTATGTGTTTCACAGTAGTTTAGCGTCCTTGAGCAATGTGGGTAGGTCAAAACCATTCGGTGTTTTACCCGTATTGTCCGCCACCCATTTCTCTGTTACAAAGAAGTATGCACCTGAACAATACTTGTCCCAGAACGCCTTGGTGAACTTCTTGGTCGTGCCCCAAGTATCTGTGGTGCCATTACCCTTTTTATCCATTGCCTGGGTCATGGTCATGTGACCACCCCATGTACCTGCACCACTATCACTGGTATACGTAACGTCCCACACCTCTTGTCCCTGTGCTGATATTGGCAACGAGAAGGTTGTGTAAATACCACCAAAAATATCGAGAGCCTGTTTGCATTCTTTCAAACTGTGATGGTTAATTTCACCCCAAGCAAGAATGCGATTGTTCTTCATGTAATACTTCAGGGCTGCTTCAGGGTTAGTACCATTGTCTGTACTTGGGTCATTAGGGTCAAACCCTGTTACGGCTGTGTAATCGGCCAACACATCTTCATTCACATAGGGGAAGGTATCATTGGTGTAACCCGTAGCAACTGCCAAGTAATTATAGAAGGCAGCAAACACACAGTCACCATATTCATCATTCTTCCACATCTGAAGACGAGACTTCATCTCAGTTGCCCAGTCGATCTCATCCGGTGGGTCAGGAAGTCCACCACCGAACCAATGGAACTTCAAGTTCCGTGGGTCTTTCTCTTCAATTATTGCTCCGAGTTTCATACAAGCCTCAATGCGTAGTCCATCGGTGTACGCGCACCTTCACCAAGATTCCGTTTATACGGCTCACCATAATTATGGTTATCCAGACAAATGCAGTAACCATCTACTGCATCTGTTACAGCAAACCAAACATGGTCAGTTGCACCATTACCGTTCAAGTCTTGACAGACTATCAGGTCGTTTGCTTGTACGTCTGATACTTCCCAGACGGGCACCCAACCCAACCTCTTCAGTTCTGTTGCTAAGTCCTCTGCCCAAGGGATAATCTCATCCGCGGGAAAAATACCAGCGGATATAAGTCTTACTGAAGCAGTGATAGCACAGGCAGAAGCACCATCAGCAATCTTCATTGCCAAGGCATAATCCTTCTTCCTTTGTTCAGGGTCATTCAGAACGCGGCCAACCCTTGCCATATTTTCTTTGGGGATGTTTACATCCATGTCTATTTGTCTCCTCGTAAGCACAAAGATTTAACAACTTAAAATGTGTACCTGCTACAGAGCAACCACACATCCCACAGAAGTCCACATTGTTCTTATCCGTCTTCTTCTTATCACAGGCACGACAGATAGCCTGTCGTGCCTGATAAGTTTCGTCAGATACTTTCTTACCAAATATGATGGCTTGCAATGCACTTGCAGCCATCTCAGGGGTTATATGGGGACGTTTATTCAATATAGAAAGCCTCCGGTACAATCAACCCCCTGAATGAAATTTTTCCGTCCATGCTGGATATTTTCTTTTCTGTAATGAGTACCCAGTTTGAAAAATAGGGAAGCACCAACTGGTACATTTCCAATATCTCAATTGCGGTGGACTCATAAGTTGTTGAAAATTCTACTTCCACATAGTTTGTACTGCGTCGTTGCAACCAGAAGGCTGCTACAGCCTTTACAGGAACAGAACTCTTGTACATGTAAATATCAGCCGTCTCATCCTGACCATGACTGTTGCCCACTACCTTTACGGTTACTTCCTGTTTGTCTTTAGGATAGTAGTTAGGTTGCCACGATACAGTTAATTTTTTTGCTAACTCTGTGACATCTTTTACTCCTTCCTTAAATGACTTAACAAGAATGTTACTGATAGTGATTTGGTCTCTTTCTAAACGTGTCCCACGTTCAGACTCAGACTCATGCCAAACAGACCTTATCTTCATTACCCTTGAACCACTTTGGTAAGTCGGATAAATAACGCTGCCCGTCTGGTATGCAATCTCGTTCAGCATAGTGCGTAACGAGTAAGTACCAAACTTGGCATAGTTGGCCCGGTATGAAGTTGCAAGGTTTGTTGAACCTGCTATGTCTAATTCATAATAACGAGTTGAGATTGCTTCTATCAGGTCGTCTGTTTCCATCCCAAGATAATCAGTGTTTCCACCAAACTTGGATGTAAGGGTTACATACAACTGATTTCCCCATGTATCTGTATCATTGGAATGGTAACTAATTGGTGTATTGAGTATTATTTTGGTTGCGGTTAAAGGTGTATGATTAGGGTCTGTATCGAGTGCAACTGTCCCTGTATACGGAAGGACAAATGTACCTACTGATGTAGTATACCACGAAGTAGGCACTTCTGTCAAGTCCCCATTTTTCTCTGCATACACAATTAGTCGATTATTTCCCGTAGTGTCAAGGTAACTGTCAAAGATGTTGGCTATGTACTCTATACCCTGTACATTACCTGCACCCTCAATCCCCAGAATCTGTATAGATGTGTTTGGCGCAACCCAGCCCATTGTTGAGCAAGTTAAAGGAAGAGGTATCCCAGGATAGTGCCATGTCAGATTTTTCAACCCACATGCTGGGTCTGAATTACATGTTGCCTCAACATATCCCCATGAACCACTCCCCGGCTCAACGTAGTTTCTTGCCTTTCCTATGCCACCAAAGCATTCCGCCATACGCGCTGTTTCATTACTAACCAAGGAATGTTTAGCAGGATGTCCATACCCCAGTTGGAACATTGTCAATCCATCTTGGGAGTAGGAGCCAATATCGGAGGGCATCCCGGACGGCTTTGTTTTACCAGTCCATTTATCTGGATTGGCAACATAATAGTCTGGATTAACCCAATAGTTACCACCCACATAAGAAACAGAAACAGATAATGCCTTCTTGTCAGGTTCAGATACAGTGCAACCACTGATTGAATTTAGACATGCATTATCATACCCGTTGAAGCCCCATGCACCACCAGACCCAGGACAAGGACAACTATACTCCACCCGTGCTGAAATGTTTGTCCCTGAATTACATTCAAATATTCTGTTGCTTACTTCTTTTCCCCATGTCTTATAGGTGGCTAAAGAGGTAGTGCTCAACCATGCTGTAGTTCCATTTCCTTCAGCACAGGACATGGAGATAGAACCCATTTCCGTGCCAAACAATTTATGAGTTGGGTTATTTCCATAACCCCCATCAAGGGTAAAGGTGTACTCCAGATTATCCAAGTCACCGGTAGAAAGGGTAAATTTCCCTACGTATTGAATCTTACGACTGAAGGAATGTCCATCCCAATCTCCACCAGTCATCTCAATACGAACCAACTGGTTCACTGGTAAGAAGTCATCACTCTTCACGTTGAATGTCTTCACAGTATTTATTTCAAATGGGTCTGACCCAGTGGTACATGACCATGCGTACAAGGATGCAGCAGGTACTTTTTCAGGGCGACCAAAACACATGGGTAACGCCTTGGATAAATCCCTAACCGGAGTTGTAGCAGTGGTTATGGTTAATGGGTCTTCAGTGATTACAGATTGACCAGAAGTGAATAAGATGTTGCTAAAGGTTATACTCATTCTTCACCTCGGAACCCACCAAATATAAATAACCTGCCGTCTGTGTTTCTAACTACTGCTGAAGGGGATTCCATTCCTTTACCACTAAATGCTGCAATAGTAGCCCAAGTTTCTCCACCATCTGTTGATTGAAAGATGGCATCGTTATACCCAAATTCTGTTTTACCAAAACAACAATAAATGGTATCTCCAAACTTTACAACTGCCGGGTTACAGACTGCCGTTGGAAGAGTCCCTATTTGAACAACTGTTTGGCTGGTTAAATCTATCTTATACACCGCACTGCTGTAAACATAATCAATCAACGTGTAGACGGGGCTTGGGGTGGATTGGCTTCCAATAAGTAGAATGTTATCATTGTACTCTAATGGAATCCCAAATGGGAAATTTTGGAATGTGCCCGAATCCCGTGCGCCACTATAATTTAACGTATACCCCGTAACATCTGTTGAATCAGTTATGGTTAAATCGGGGAGGGTAGCGGGGTAGTTTTCTCCCATATAAGAAACATACATATTAGTAACAGCATCAGCAACATCAACAAAATCTGAGGGTACCCCATAAGAGGTTGAATTTTCTTCTAAATAGGTGTCGTACATCTTAATACCCCTATATGTGGGGTCAAGATACCTACTTCTGCCTGTTACAGTGTTATTCAGCACGGGTATTTTTGATGCGTAACCCCCCGGTATTTCTGCTTGTGGTACTATTATAATTGGTTCAGTGGGTTCTATTCCCCCCCCACCCTCCCCTTGCATATACTGGGAAAATGATACATTATATTTTGTTTCTGACCCATCTAAGTAGGGGGATAGTGTAGCATTTGTCGCTACAGTGTGCCAGTGCCCTGGTGTCCCACTATTAGTAACACCAAAATAGTTATTTATAATAGTACCAGAAAAGGTCCCTCCAGATAAATTAACTGGATGAGTTACATCTGCCCCAGTTCGTCCGGTGTGTACTTCAAGTGTCCCGGCACCATATCCACCCTCATCGAATCCAGCGTCTATAGTAGTTTCACCAGATATAGTCCCACCCGTTATTGATATAGCTATACCTACTGATGTCTTTCCTTCTTCTATACAATATGTGTAAAAACTGGGGTCATTTTGTTGAACTTCTGTCCAAAAATCAAGTTGTTCAATTTCCCCGACAAACGTTCCGCCACTTGCAATTAACCCCACATCAGAATTAAAATACCCAATTTTACTTCCATATTCGCTGCTGCTACAAGAGGATTTTTCAGTAGCCGTTATCAGCGGGGAGGAGGAGAATCCAACCCCACTATTAGCCGTTATAATTTCACCATTGTCCCAATATCTAATTGTTCGGGCATACCCAAAATCACCGAAGTTTACCCCATAGTCTAACTGTGGCTCATATCCAGGAGCGAACACATCCCCATCAGGAAGAAGTTTGTATGTTACCAGGGATAAAAGAGCATCAACAAGGTGCCTATTTCCTAAAAAAGCAGACAGCCCTCCACAATATGTTAAGTTTCTAATAAACCCTACTGGGTCAGTATCACGGAGAGAGGCCACAAAGGTTGTTTTATCTGTTATTTCGGGGGAAGGTAAACTATTACTACCACCCAAACATGCTGGGGTTGAATACTGCTTGAGACTAATTGGATTACAAGGGCGGTCTTCCCCGTTAGTAGTAGATACAGATATACTACCAATAGGTGGGACAGAGGATGGGATTGCATTATTTAAGAATGACTCTTGCCATTGCTGTTCGGTCTGTCCGCCATAACTTCCTGACGGGGGCACATAGGGGTATAATACAGATGGAGTCTTTCTATCAAACGTCCACTGTTTAATAAGTTCCTCTGTAACTTCTTCATCCGTATAATCTATCCCTGCTGTCATACCTGTTTCAAACCAGTTACTAAGTGTAGCACTTAAGCCTTGCATATAATAATGCAAATTAAGGTTGGTATGAGTGATACATTCATTTTTTAATATAGTAAGAAAATTTTGATTTTCAAAGCCATATTTTAAATAACTGTATAGTGAGTCGGTGTATGAGTATGGGTTTCCATTTTGAATAGAGATTGTTACCAAACAGCGTGGTATACCCCCAAAACCAACATATTTTGATACGGTTCTATTTACATAACCACTATACCACCCCAATGCCCTGATTTTACCATTTAGTGAGAATAATTTAACGTCTGTTGGTCTATATGAAATAGTTCCATCAGCTGCTGTATCCACTCCTGTACAATCTGGAAAATTATTGGTTAGTAGTTCCCAACTAATAAGATCGGTAGTCTTATAGAGGTAGGATGGAAAGGGGTCGTCCCTTGTTATTGTAGTAAGATTACCTCTACCTAAAATATACACTGTATCATTCGTACTTGCACATGACCATGCCACACCTTCTGGCATATTCGTAGCAGCGGATAAAATAGACCAGTTTGACCCTCCGGTTGTATACCATACTGTCTTATTATATACGTTGTCCGGGTCTAATATGTTCCTTTTAGTATGTCCACCAAACAAGTATACTATCCCATTCAGTGATGCTGTCAGCACATCAAATAAGCCCTGCCCAGGGGCAAAATTAGTCATAGTCTGTGTTATACTCATCGGTAGTTTCTCGCGGTCAAAAAGTAGTGGCAAAACGCTGTACTTATCTTTATTGGGTTTAATTTGTCCGAATACTTGTTCCAAACCCCCCAATAATCTGTGCTTCCTAAATCCCAGAACTCATAGAGAATTTCTGCTATTGTTTCATTTTTCGGGGCAACTGCTATAAAGGCATGGTGGGGTCTACCATGTAAAATATCACAATTTATTTTATCAGCAGGTAAGAATAAACTGGATAGTGTGTGAACTGGTTTCATATCACAATCTAAATATATCCCGCCCGTCTCATACAATATTTTTAGCCTTTGTACATTGGCTACTATTCTTGGGGCGACATTCTCTACAGGCTGAACAGTGTGCAACATATACTTATAGTCAGGGTGTCTCTTCTGTATCTCTTCAGCCCACTCAACAGTTATTGGGGGACGTTCCGTACCATCTACCCATATCTGATGGATTATTTTAGGGATTGTCATACATAATCCTCCGGGGCAACCCCAATACTTATATCGTCAAGACCTGCGCTGGTAAATTGTACGTTGGCATTCAGCGTCTCATTGTCCCATGACACATGCGCGTAGCAGGTGTCCTCGAAAATAGTGTCACCAGAAGTGAATAAGATGTTGCTAAAGGTTATACTCATGTTTCCTCACCTCTATAACCACCAAGTAGGTTTACTTTACTTCCCACAAATGGCATATAGCCTCTACCGCCATATTCCGTTGGGAAGGTTGAGTCCACTGACCAAGTATTTCCATCGGTTGAACTGTAAATGGTGGAACTGTATTCTGCTGCTGTGTCTGTTGGCGTTGTACGACCGAAGGCACAATAAAATTTTTGTGTAGCAGAGTCATAACAAACTGCTGCATCAGATGTAGCAGATGGGGTAGCCCCTAATTGTGTAAAAGTTTTACTTGCTATATTGTACTTCCATACATCCCCTATTGGGTAATGTTCTATTGCGCCCCAACTGGGGTATTTTTCATAATCAACCATATTGCTACTATAGTTTAAGACAGTTGGTTTGCTACTAATAAAAAAGATTTCACCATCTTTAACCACCATTCTCTGAAGGCGTACACCATTCGTGGCTTCTAAGAAAGTTTGGTAGGTTGACCTGTCCTCTACAAAAGGCCAATTAACATTTAATTCCGTTCTGGTATTGGCAATAGGGGTATAAGTATGTTCTGCTGCCCAAGTTACCCCATCTGTGCTACTCCATATCTCAAACGTATATGGTAGTGGGCCTCCATATCTACCAGCATAGGTAGGTCTTAATTGCCAACCACTTGACCCATGCCCCATAGCGGGTGTCTTAGACCCTTGACCAACTAAGGTTGCACCTGATGTGTCATCTATCCACGCAAAATGCCCCGTATTATCATCAAAGTAAATAATTGTCTGTATTCCACAAGCATAATTTAGGGAGGAGTCATTATGGAGAGGTAATTTCCCACCTGCCTCCCATGTTGTGTATTTCTCGGTAAGAAAAAACCCTTGCCCAGCCAGATCATTTATTGTGGAGTAACTAAATTCTCCTGTATCGGTATGTAGGGTATATTCCCCCTGACCTTGTGCAGAAACATGTACCGCGTATAGTGCTCCTGCCCCACTTAATCCGGGGTAATACTGGTCTAACATAGCAGTTGTTACTACTCCAGAGGTACTGTATGTTTGGGGGTTTCCTACAAAATCATCCACCCATACCCCAGTTTGGAACCATCCTACAGCATATTTTTTACTCCCAGATGTTAGGAAGTTTATATGGATAGGTCTTTTTAATGTCCAGGGGTCATGTGTTGGGACACTATTTTCAATGCTCTCAGTTATATCAACAGCATCTGGGAACTGTTCCATTATGGTTGTAGCAGACGTTAGATTGGTAGTAGACAATAATTCTGTAGTCTGATTATTGGTGCCCCTCCAAAACAGTCCACTGAAAAATTCATTATCAAAAGTTATATTAGTTCTTTTTGAATACCAATCATTATCAAGAACACAGGATTGTAGTTCAGAACAAATACTACCTTGAGCCTTTGACCATGTTAACCCATCACTGGAAGTATAAATATCGGTTAGTTGCGGGTTTACCAAGGTTGGTTCCAGAACCTGATCTACTGTCCCTCCTGCCACATAAAAGGTGCTTCCAATTTTACCATAGACAGGGCTGACTGGTTGCCCAATTGAGGTGAAGTTAGGTGTTGCGGTAAATGTCATACGTAGTCCTCCGGGGCAACCCCAATACTTATATCGTCAAGCCCCGCACTGGTAAATTGTACGTTGGCATTCAATGATTCATTGTCCCATGATACCTGGGCGTAGCACTGGTCTTCAAATATGACATTACTATCGAGTTCGATAGTAACGAGGCGTTGGTCACCACTAAGCAATGGAAGAGCCGTTCGTACTGTAACACTCCCCATTGTGTCAATGACTTTATTCTCTGCCAAGGTATAGGAAGAAGAAACAGTGTCTACATTTTCCAGACTATTCAACGAAGAATATGTTCCTATCCCTCCAATAGATGCAGTTGTTATCAAATGTTTCGATGCACTAACGCTCACAGCAATCCTCCCTCATAAAGCAACAGAGTAAATGAAACACTACCCGTCATGTGCTGTAAGTCTTTTGATAATGCTATTCCATCTGGAGAAATTGCACAGTTACCATAGGCGTGCGCCATATCGTCTTCCATTACACCCACCATCTCCGGCCCTATGGCAAATATTTCACGGAACTTGTCTACTTCAAACAGTGTCAAATTGTCAAACTGAAGATGGAGTTTCTTCATCCCCAGTTTGACAATCGGGTTTGCAATACCTGCCATAGTAATGAGAAGGGTTACTTCTTGTCCATCTTCTTCACTAACCGACGAAGGAGACTGACACGATATACTAAAGGGGGTAGGAGTCAGACTTCGTAGTTTAAACATTTTATACCCCCGTCTTGGTTATGGTGAACTTCACTGTAGTGGTGTGGGAGTCTGTAGACACATTGTCTACGGAAAGCAACCCAGAATAAACCGTATCCGAAAAACAATCACAAAATAATACTTGGGTATTGTTGTACTTCTGGAAGCACTGTATCAACCCAAGATTTGGTCTGCCCCCATAGAACTCAATAGAGAAGGTCTTCTTAACAATGGTTACTCGGTTGGGGTCTGTACTGAAGTGTGTAAAACCCCGTTCGTCATATCTTGCCCAAGCATCAAAATTAAAATCCTCTGAGAACTCTTTAGGGGTTGGTAGGTCATAGCGCATATATAAAGACGATGCGTTTACTGTCTTCTTACCTGCACCTTGAACGTCCCAATCCGTTTCCCATGTATCAAACACTCCATCACCATTTGTGTCTGTACCACCTGTTTCATTTACAATTGTCTCTTGGGGACTAAACTGGTAAATGTGTCCAAGAACGTTCATACTAACAGCCTGTTGGTTATGATAGAATACTGTGGGTCTATCCCACGTTAGTCCAGCAGGTAAATCATCTGGCAACAAGGACACAATCAAATACATACCATTCAGTACGGGAGAACAGGTATCTATTTGATTGTG